CGCCGCCGCCGCCCCCGCCCCCGCCCCCGCCCCCGCCCACGCTGCCGCCCCCGCCGCCTCCGCCCTCGCCGCCGCCCACGCTGCCGCCCACGCCGTATTTAATTCATCGATAGTGCATTTTCCATCAATAAATTTTTTTGCGGTTTCTACTGCTTTGCGGGGACTATCCTCTCCATTCGGGATAAACCGTAAAACCACCTCTACACAATCCAAGGCGGCCAAAACCAGCAGTCCCGTATCCACTCCAGATTTACCAGCAACCCAGATCATCCAATCCGGCTTGCTGGGAATATTCCAGAGTTCATCGATGGAATAAAATTTCTGCTGATCGTACCAATCTAGCCCTGATTGGCACGCTTTCCAGTTTACTAACTTCTCTCGAAATTCTTCCTTAAATTCAGTCATGGTCCTTTTCTCTCCTTTATTTGTATTTTGCACTGTTGCATTTCTTTATATCACGAATCGGTTCGTCATAAAGTATGCAATTCGCGCATCCTTGCGATCCTGTTTTACCGGCAAATCGTGCCCTATAATCAGGGGCTTTGTACCAGACACAAGTCAAATATTCAACTGTAGATGGTCCAGTAACGATCTTTTTTCTACATTGCTTTGCCACCTTCATCCGAGTATATCCACCACCTTTCCTAGTATGTCTTTAATTTCTGGATGCGTATGAACGTTGATGTATTCGTGATTGATACCATCTGTCATGAATTGTTTAACTTCTTCCATGACATCGACCAATTTATTCTCTCGAAATCGCTTGTTTAATTCCTGCACCTGCATTTGTCACATCCTACGGTCATAATATGGATGGATTCATCGTGGCGAACGTCAACAACTTCAAATTTTCCACCACAGAACGGACATGACTTTAATTGCTTGTTGTTCATTGCATTTCTCCAATTTCTTTAAATTTTTAAGTAATGCATCGAAAAATCGATCTACCTTATTTAGCACTACCCAAAGAAACACCATTATTAAAATCAATAATTTCCTGTGCTTCTCTTTTATCAACAGGTGAAGTAGGTTCATTATAGGGACATTCACGCCTAGCATCAGTCCCATTATTAATAGTAATTTTTTCAGAAATAACCAGATCTTTTTCATGTTGTTTCTCCTTTCTAAAATTTCTAAGTTCGATAATATCACGATGAACCGTGTTTTCTAAAATCCGGATTAAGGACTCTTCCAATTTTTGAAATTCTGGTTTCTCAGCATCGGTCATTCGTATCTTGATGGGAAAGGTAATGTCTGAAAGTAAAATATGCCAAATTTCGTGAAAGGCACAGGCACAAATTCTTTGTATCCTATCGTTATTTTCTACAGGCAAATCGGTTCCGGAATTCAAGGTTAGGACGACTATTCGCCCTGCAACATCTGGGTCACATTGTGCCAGAATGTTTTTATTACCCAAATCCTTAAATTCTGTGACAATAACAAAATTAAGAATGCCGAAATAATCGCGCCACAACATAACCCTTTTACGAAAATACTGATAATCGGATTCCGTGATGTCACTAAATTCAATGTCGTTATAAATTGTCATTTTTCACCTTTCATAGCAGACCACCAATTTTCACCACTACCACAACTCGCGAGGATTGGAACATGTAATTCAGGGACGTCTTGCATGATTTCAACGATTTTCTTTTTGATTTTCTTCGTCTGGTCATGAGGAGAAATCAAATCAAATTCGTCATGGATCGTTAAACAAAGTTGTGCTCCGCAATCCTCTTTGTAAAGCATCTTATCAATCTGGACAAGAGCACGTTTCATAAGATCGGCTGCAGATCCTTGAAATACAAGTCCACCGGCTTTGTGTGTCGATTGCCCGTAGGGAAAGCGGATCCGCCTTCCCAACAATGTTTTTATGTAGCCCCTTGAAAAGGCCAAACGAGAGGCTCTTTTTAAAAATTGTTGAGCGTAAGGAAAATTTTTGTGATAAGTCTTAAACAAAGCCTTCGCTTCTGGCCCTGCTTCTGCATAAGAAGATCCATCTTCCTTTTTAACGATCTTATATGGCAATTTTAACTCTTGAGCAAGTCGCCCTTCACCCATCCCGAATACGAGACCCAGATTGATTTGTTTGGCATAAGGATTTCTGGCAACACCGGTTAAATCTGCTACCGCTTGATGGAAGTCAATTTCCGGTTTGTCTTTATATTGTTGTAAAAGACTTGGATCGTTACAGTAATGAGCAAATATCCGAAATTCAAATTGCTCCCAATCCGAATTTATCCAATCGTAGCCATCCTTGGGAGCAAACAAAGAACGAATGATTTCAGCGGATCTTTCATCCCGCTTAGGAACCTGTTGCATGTTTGGATTCGATGCGGAAAGTCTCCCTGTCTTAGTACCATAGTCATCACTTCTCATCTGATTAAAATCACAATGAATACGGCCATCAGGAGATACACAAGAAAGCATCCCATCTAGGAAATTTTCAATCATCTTTCTAAGATGTCGCGCTTCAAGTATTAATGGTGGAAGATCTCCGGAAAGTTCCCTTAACGTTTCTTTATTGGTAACTGGATTACCTGCCTCGGAAAGAATGACATCAACTCCTGATTCTCGAAGGGCTTTTCCTACTTGGACAGGAGAGTTAACGTTAAAGGCATAACCGACTATCCCCTGCATCTGGTCCATTACATTCAAAAGATCCAATTCAATTTCTTCTCTTGCCTGTTCTATTGCCGATACATTCACTGGACAGCCGGTTCGTTCCATGTTTACGATGGCATGGATGACTTCCATTTCGAGATCTGCAATGGAAATAAGATCTTGATCTAATACTTCCTTCACTTGCCGGTTATAAAGCATTTCAGTGAGAATGACATCGCGTTGATTTCTACTTTTCACCAGAGAACGAGGAGCGAATTCCATGTAGGCTTCGGCATCCGATCTTTTTTTACATTGTGGAACGTTATTTACGATCCATTCAATCAATTCTTCGTCTTCTTTGCCTTTGCCGAAATGACGTTCTGAAAGCGATCGTAATTTATAGGATTTCAAGTGTTCATCAATTAAAACTTCCGCAATCCATGTGCACCATACTTTCCACTGTCTCACCGCCTCTGCAGGAACACCACCATTAATGCACATATGCATGTCGAATTTAGCATTATGGAAAACAAGTAAATCTGCTCGTTTTCCTTCTATCGCTAGCCATTTCGCCACCGATGCATTCCATTCAAGGGTTTCGATATTGTCCCCTACTTTATATGTTATCATATAAGGAACATCCATCATTTTGTTAAGTCCAGTGGTCTCTGTATCTATAATAACTGGACCTTTACTAGCAAGAGGTAATAATTTTCCGTTGCTTTGTTTTTTCACCATTTTATTTCTCTCCAATCATTATCATCTTTTACGACATGACATTGAAACATTTGGCTTGTTTCAGGAATCCTTATTTCAACAAACCAAACCACAGGAGATTGCGATGCTCGATAAAACGTTATGCAAATTTTCCCCTGTCGATTGTCCAAAGTTGTCACATCTTCATTTATCTTTGGTGTACCTATTATAACTTGACGTGAAATTGGTGTCAAGTTAGATATTGGATCGATCATATTATTCCCTCTAGATACGGATTGAATCCTACAACAAACAAATTGTTATAGGCCCTTGTCAGCCCTGTGTACCAAACCCGGATTTCTTCATTTCTCATATCCGGATGTCTAGCCACATTTAAACATCTGTCAGGGCATTCGCCTAAAAGTATTACTGTAGGCGATTCTCTGCCTTTGAATTGGTGAATGGTGGAAAGAATCACAGTAGCCACCGGTTTTGAAGTTAAGGACAACTGCAGTTCATACATCAAAATATTCAAATCGGAAATCATTACATAATCGATACCCTTTTGCGCAAATTTAATAACATCGAATATCTTAAATGGATCATTCAAATCCAGATCGGGGAATTTTCCATCTTTCACCAAATCGAAGGATTTCTCACTTAGGATACCCTTGTGCCGTCTCACAGTATCAAAATCCTCATTGATTATGGCAAGAATTATAGTAGCAATTTTTTCAATGAGGGGCATTCTAGTTCCCAGGGTATAACTTTTGATGCCCATGGCTTTGAGTTTATTACGGATTTCAGCAATTTGCCGTTTAGTTCTACAAAGAATAGTGACATCGTCACCTATTTCCATGGCTTCCTGAATTGCTGAAGTGAAGGACCCAAAAGCAATGATGTTTCCCTCTCTTTTAGATACAGATTTTACTTCTTTCGCCATCCTATATCCAGGAGCGATATTTCTAATCACCCTGGCTGAAAATTGCAGCATGGTTTGCGACAAGCGATAAGATTCTTTTAAAATTTTAACATCGTTTCCCGCTGCGAAGTCCAAAAAATGTTTTACACTGGCACCATTCCAACCATAAATGCTTTGATCGTCATCACCGGCAACATAAATGCTGCCTTTAGTGATTTTATTAATAATATCCCAATGAATTGCAGACAAATCTTGTGCTTCATCAACAAACAAAATGTCAAAGGGTTCAATTTTCAAACGCTGTGAAATTAGCATATCGTCAAAATCGAAATATGCATTTTCGGTTTTGAATTGATCATAAAGACGACACAATTCGACTACTCTTTTCGTAGTGAATGTATTAAAACCGGAAATGCGATGCCGTTCAATAATTTCCGAAATTGTACAATTTCGATGCATCGCTACCGATCTTATCGATACTGCTTTTGATAATTCTTCCGGATCTTGATAAATGTCAGGGAAAAATTCAGAACTGAATACTTGATCCTTCGATAATCCGATGGATTGAAAACATAACGAATGAATTGTCCCAACGAATGAAATATTTTCGTTGCTTATTCTATGCATGATCTCTAAAGCGGCTGCTTTGGAGAAGGACAACACCCCTATTCGCTTTCCCTGGTTTGCAGGATCACTTGTTTCCATCCTGATAAGTCCAGTTAATGCCCTAGTTTTTCCCGTCCCAGGGGAACCGAATATGGCTAATTTTTGACATCGGTTCGTTTTAATTTCACAATTTACACCTTCATCAAAAATGCTATCCATCGAAATCTCCTTATGATTTTAATAAGACAGAAGGGGAAAGTTGCCTTTCCCCTTCTGTGCATCGATGTTTAACCTCGCTTTATGATGAATTAAATGGCGATATCATCATCACTTTCTGGAGCCGGTAAAAATAATTGTTGCTTTTCTTGCCACAGAATTTGGGCGGAATTGTACAGCGTTTTCGGCACCCATTCGACGTTGTCAACGTCCATGGAGAAATAAGGCTGATTGGCTGCGTTTCGTGCCGGTCTCATCCGGATTTCATAAACCATTCCGGAAAGAGTTTCGTTTTCTTCGATCAATTTTTTCCAAACGCGTTGAACGGCATGTTTTGTGGGAGTATCGAAAGACATGATGCCCAAGGTGGCTTCGTCGGTTTCCTCCTTTCCGTCGATCACCAGAAGCAAGAAATCGATGGAAACCGAAACATCGTTTCCCTGTTGATATCCGGCTTCCATCTCTTCCTTTGAAGTATAAGATGCCACAAATCCGCCACCCCGTTTTCTTGGGATCCATTCAGTATAGCGTTTGGTGGTCCCCAATACAATGCATTGAAAGGATTCACCCAGAATTTGAGATCCGCCAGAACTAGACCAAACGAAATCACCCGGTTTGGCCCCTTTGACGTAATTTTTACTACCAGGATCAACGGCTTGGGAGAGGGCTTGAGTGAGAGAAATTCTTGGAAAGAAACTGCCGGATTCCGAAGGAATGTCTACGGATTCCTTGTCCATCCATGGCGGACGTTTGCTGGTGGATTTTTCATTCACTTTGCTTTGCGGATTTGATTTCCCTGCTGGTTTTGTCTTGCCTGTGTTTTTGACAACCATCGTTTTACAACTCCTTTAGTAATATGTATGTACTTCTACTCAAGAAAACAGATCATGAATCGTGTATTTAAACGGTTTGTTATTTACTGTTATACGTCTTGGAACGTATAATTCGTCTCGCTTATCCCATGTCAAGATTTTGACTTCACTATTTTTCATCAAAATCTCATGAATGGCAAGTGATATGAGAACTGGATTTCCTACCGGCAATAAATAATCATTCGGTTTAAAATTTTCCAGTTTTTCCACCAATCCGGCAATGATGGTATTGTGTAATCGTTTATTTCTTTCGAATGAAACTGTAACGCAATGAATTATTTCGCCAAATAAAGATCCCTTGGAAACGTCCACACCATTCGATATATCCACGACGTAAACCTTATTCACATGAAAATCTCCTTTCTATAGAATGTGTATCTCATTAAAATTGGCGGAAAAGTGGATAACTGCAAGAGGGGAAATTTGAAAATAATTACTTATACTATTCGACTCTTGGCTATCCGCTCTATCTTCTGAAATACATTATAGCACGGTTTAAGATTTACGTCAAGTCATTTCTTTTATGACAGGCATGACAGCGGCAGGGATGCCTTTTGATGTAAATTTCCACCGATTCCCAGCAAATTAAATTTAAAAGTTTTAAAACGCACCAGGACAATGGATTGTCTTCTATTTTCATAATCTCGTTAGCCATAAATTTCGCTTCTTTCTTCAAATCCAAATCTTGGCTTTCAGATAAAAACCGGTGATCAATAGAATTTATAATTACTGAAAGAAGAGCGCATTTTAATTCTTCTCTTTCGAATTGAACACCAGGGACAATAGTATTAGGGATTTCGGATACAGGATCTTTTTCCTTCCAAAGTACCCCTTGTTTAACAATGAATATAATTTTATCAATCAGAGGATGAAATGCGTTTGGTTCTGAATTTTTAAATGCTTCGAGATCTTTAATTAACGGATGGATCTGTTTTTCCATATCGATTCTCCATTTCAAGGCTGATCTGCTCCCATGTGTAAGTACCCCTCACTGAATAAGTAGATTCTTGCACATGAACAGCATCCACTCTATTCCAATAAAATCCCGCCATGAGACCCTGTTTTTTCGCTTCTTCTGCATAAATGGAGTATGATTTATGCTTTGCCGTCCAAATGGCTCTATTGCATCCCCCTACTGCGAAGCAATCAACGGCTTTTCCCCATTGGTGCCATGAACTCCCAGGGATGCAATTCGTAGCCCATCGTCCTGATTGTGGCCCAACGGAAGCGAGAATTTCTGCAATAAAATGTGCATTTTCCTGCTTCAATTTGTCAATCATCCTGTCAATTTCAATCTTAGTTCTGCTTTGGCGCCACAATTTGGCTTGCGTCCACGGGTCTCTTATAAAACAGTATGGACGCATTTCGGCGTCTTGTCTTTTACATGCTTCGAGAACAGTGATTATTTTGTCGGCGAATTCAGAATTTTGAGACTTTAAAATTTCAATATAATTTGTCATAATGTGGTGTCACCGGATTAACATGACTTGCAATCGACGCGATTGTTATTTCCTGTCGGTATTGATCGAGTTTATTCTTGATTATGAGAGTCATTCTGGTTACTTCGCTTATCCCGATCGATCAGGACTTCCAACTTTTTATCGATCGATTGGAGCACCTTATTCAATTCCTGCACTGATACTTGAATCGATGCAATTTCTGCGGAATGATACTGTATTCGCATGTCGCTCAAAGCAACTCTGGCCTCAAGGTTGTTAAAAGCATACAGCGCAGAACCAGCGACCACCGCAATACTTATCCATCGATAAATCGAGGTTGTCCAATCAGTTCCTTTTGTTGTCATTGTACTATTTCCTTCCTGCTGGGCTTCCCGTTAAAAACATCGCTTATTTCAATCCAGCAATTACCTAATTCATCATAATAAAAATAATACTCATTCTCATCGGCGAGTACGAGTTTACCTGATCACCAGTTTTTCCAGGAGAAAAAACGCTTCACGCAGTTGCGCCCCTTGGGATTCTCTCCGGGATTCCGACGCGCATTTCTGCTTATGCCTCTGCGTAGGCTACTCGCCAACCTCATAAAGCGGGTGGATGGAACCTGTTTACACCCACCCGATTTAGATTTGAGACTTTCGTGCGCTACCCGCGCACTCTTCCGAGTTCTTCTTTTTTCTCAATAAATTGTGCTGTATTTCTGGGACTGGCTTTGTTTCGCATGGGCATTTCCTTTCTTTTCTATGTCGTTATAAAAAACCAATACTGGACGATTTGTATTAATATCATCTTTTGTATTCATAATTACACCTATTTTAATTTCCATAGTCTACTGCGACTATTCTGCCTTCTACCCACCCAAAACTACAACGTTTTATTTCTATCGGAATAACGCATTCAGTAGATAGACAACCAGAAGCAACAAAAACATAAAACTCATCCTCAGTTAACTCTATTGCTCTTTTCATTATAACAATCCATCCACCCGGTATATGTGCAACAATTGGACAAAGGCAGTCCCATTTTGTTCTCGAAAAAATTATTTCTTGCCTATTTGCCAATAATCCCAATAAAAATAAATTCCAGGCAAAAAAATTAGGTATTTTTATCGCCCATTTTAAAAATAGTATTACAATTCTTGTTGTTCCAAATTTTATTATTGGGCAATATCTGTTCATTAAACTCTACCCTTGCCATCACACTTTTGGCAAACAGCATCTTTAGGAATGCATTTTCTCCAATTTACCCCATTATTAGTTTCTTCGTAATCCGGTGGCCCCGGATCGAGCATAGGCTCATTAATGATTGGTGCGATCGGCAGTACATTGTATCCTGGATCAATCTCAAGCCTAATATGCTGGCTTTCCTTATACCAATCATAAGCCACTACCGCTGCCAATACGAATACTACTGTGAATACTGTGCGTCTCATTTTCTTTCTCCTTCTAGTTTTTCAACTCTCGCGTATAGTTGCTGTAATTTTCCTTCATGCTCAACGACAAAAGTTGAAATGTCCCAGCCCTTATTGTCGTCTGCTAAGTATTTTAGAGGTAATTCTTCCACAATAAACCCCAGTCTATCCCGCTGATAAAAAGGATCGCGGTCGATCTGTTGCCAGGAAGACAAGGCTTTTTGATACTGTTCCTCCGCCGTCACCTCAATAGGCTTCAATTCACTTTTTACTTCTCCCCTTGTTTCGTCGAAAGGATTTTCTTCAGGAGTGATATTATAAGATTTGTAATTCTTAATCTCTGGCATAGGAATTGGATTATTCCAATTGAATATCCGCAATACGGGGACCGGCTGCCGAATAAACTTTGTAATCTTGGTTCCATCTGTTGCACTACGAACGTTGTCTTTCAATGCAGCCAAAGACACAATCGTATAATAAGAAGATTGCATTCCGACAGTTGCAGTAATCGACGCACCTTGAATATTCCCGGCTGTATTCACATTCCCCTTGAGCGTCGTTTGCGTGATGCTGTCGTTTCCGATTACAACAGTGTTTGAACCAGCGCTCTGGGCGTTATACCCTATCACAATAGAATTTGTGTCGTTTGCATTCAGCCCTCTTGTGCTCGCTCCTAGATATACACAATACGTTGGCGTAGTATTTGCCACAGTGCCAGATAGATATGCTCCCGCTAGATTTCCCACTGCGGCATTTGTTCGCCCTGTTTTATTTGAAAATAGTGCACTGTATCCAATTACAGTATTTTCATACCCAGTTGTATTGTTGTAAGCGGAGTTCAGTCCTAAAATTACACTATTGTAACCAGAAGTATTCAAATAAAAAGATTGATAGCCTAGTATTACATTATTGTATCCTGTGGTATTATTATATGCAGACAAGTACCCCCCTGCCGTATTATTGTACCCCTTCGTATTACTATACATGGATCGATAACCAATCGATGTGCTGCGGCTCCCTTTACTAGTCTCTCCTACAGCACCAACCGAGGAGTTCCCTCCCCCTCCGATAAAAATATTATACCCATCAGAGTTCGCTCCTTTATACGTTGAAAACTGCTGGGGCTGACCGGAAGTGTCAATATAAATCGATCCGGTTGCGCTGAGTCCAGCATTGGCTCGAATCAATCCATTCGAGTCGATCGGGCCGTAAGATTTGAAGGATTTGTCAACAACCTCGAAATCGGCAATCTTATTGTCAGAGGAATCAACGATCCCCCAATCTGATCCAAAAATCGTGATCCAATGGCCTTGTGGGGAGGCTGCAATAAGTCCAAGAGTGATTACTACTAATGCCGCGAAAATTCCTAATGTCTTCTTCATGATTTATAAATCTCCTAATCTTTTACGAGAAACCAAAGTTCCCCGTTGATTTCTATGACTAACCGCATGGTCTGCGGTGTATATGTAGGCGTAGCCGTTGGTGTCGGCGTTGGTGTATAAGTGGGCGTTGCCGTCGGTGTAGCCGTTGGGCTTGGTGTAATAGTCGGTGGCACAGGTGTATTTGTCGGAGTCGGTGGCACAGGTGTATTTGTTGGCGTGGGTGTGCTCGTCCGCGTCGGAGTCGGCGTTGGAGGAGCCGGAGTGTTAGTAGGTGTCGGAGTTGGTTGCTGTAATAAAATATTATCTGTTGTTACGACTATGTAATCTCCTTCATAGGCAAGTTCCCACCTAAACTGTACTGTTGCACCCGTGTAATAAGCAGCGGGGAAAGCGACACGAGCACCTGCATAACGCGAGCCATACCCATCTAGTTCAATTTCTTGGTATCCAAGATCATACCAAGTACCGACTGCATTATTTTTCCAGGAGGCTCGAATAAATGTATCTGTAGAATCAGTGTACAGGTATGAAAACTTAAAATCGGTATGGACATAATAGTACCAGGCTCCGCCGAGTATGTCCGGTGTAAAAGAATTCAATTCTGGTGGAGTTCGTGTGAAAACTGTTGACCAAGTTGTACTTCCTTGATCGTAAGTTGCTGCTAAAAGGGTAATCGCATTACTATCGTTATAGACAACCGGCCCCTCAACAACCCACATATATGGATAATGTTCTGGTGTAGGGGTAGGAGGAACCGGCGTTCTGGTTGGTGTATTAGTCGGTGTTGGTGGTATCGGCGTATTCGTCGGTATCGGAGTCGGTGTTGCTGTCGGAGGAACTGGAGTGTTCGTCGCTCCCGGAGTAGGGGAAGGAGAGCAATAGGCACTATTCCAAAGATCAACATATCTTGTTCCAGAAGTGTACGTGCCATAATGTTCTAAAGTACTTGGATGATAAAAGGATACAGACCACCAACTATGAAATGGGATGCCCGGACAGTCTGCCCAATAATCAGGACGTATTTGTACGCGCATAAAATAATTTTGTACTACTGTTTCGCCAGGTCCAATTGTAAGCGTCTTTGTTGCCACTATTCTTGATGAGTCATCATTATCACTTTGGCAATGGAGGCAGATTAAGACCAAGACATTGCCACTTAGAAACCAATTTCTAGTAGAAATATAAGCATGGCATAACACATAGTGATCTGATCCAGCCGAATTCCAATCATCGTCGCCTTGGTTATATACTGGATAAGTGACACTAGCAGAATTTTGTAAAGTTTTTACATCCGCCCCATAGTAACTTATTTCTCCGCAATCACCGTCGTTTGCTATATAACGGCCAGACATTAATACAGCATCAGAAGGTAAAGAGGCATAAGCAGATAGTGACTGGATTACAACGAGTATCAGCAGTAGGATTCTAGCCATTGTTCCACACCCTAATCAGATATATTTGATCGTCCAATCTTACGGCCCCTAAATACGTGTGCTCCGGGTCACGATTGTCAAACAAAACTAATTGCTGACGTTCTGTAATACCAGCCAAGGAACCAGAGTTTTCATTGTACGTGGCACACAGAAAATATTCTTCTGTATCTTCTGCATATTTGATTTCTAAATCAGCACGGGCTAGGATATTTCCGCCCGGCATCCAACAACAAAAGTCGCCATTATGCATAAAGGCCAACAGTTCAGCCTTAGTCGCCACCGTGACGACCTTGAATCTAAACGTAGTTGATTCAACTACTGAGTTATCCAGCAATCTGGCTTCGTTGAAATTAATTTCTATTCCTGTATTTTCAAGCGCGTCATCCGTGCGCCTGATTCCCGGAAACGTTGGTGTAGGTGGAACTGGTATAGCCGTCGGTGTAGGGGTAAAGGTTGGCGTGACCGTCGGGGTCAACGTTGGAGTTGGAGTCTCCAACGAAAAGATCGTTCGCCCATAGACATCGATCGTTTTATCCAAGCCCCATCCAGCATCAGCCGTATCACCATAATAGGTGTCGGCGGTTACGTCCCCGGAAACTGTTAAATTGCCTGTGATTGCTGTGTCAGCATATATCTGGACACTACTAGCAGTAATCCGAAGCCGTTCGGAGCCACCGGGCTGAAACGAGAAATAATAGTCAGGCAGGCATTTGAAATAATTGTTTCGGGCATAACCAAAGGCCCCGCAAACATAACCATTGTCATAAATGTCTATGCCGCCTTCGGTGATGATATCGATTTTACGATCGGCCTTTAGTTGCTTTGCCCAAACGTTGACCTCTGGGTTGAATTGATCCCCCCGGCCAGCAAGCCGATTTGATCCGTCAAGCCTCCAATATTCTGAATCAAGGTCTGTGGGGATGAATTGAGTATCCGCCCACGCCACAGTGTATTGATTGGCAGAGGGGATACGATCGAAGGTAACTGTAAGTTGCCCTGTCACCGAATGAATAACGTCAACCGCCCACAGTTGACGACGGTCTCCAGCAGTTTCGAACACCTGGACGATTAGATCGCTGTGATCCATGCCAGTCGTGACTAGAAACGAATTCGCGGAACCGTTCCCGATCGTCTGCGTCCCGGCGGCAACCAGGAAATTAGCCTGAAGCGGGCCAGGGGAATAATTAAAATGGACTCCTACGGTCGTATTGTTAGTGTATCGAACCTCGATTGGTGAATATTTCCAATACTCCGGCCCACGCTGATGAATTATACACAAAGCGAATTGGTCAAGGCCCGGATCAAGCGTAAATGACGACTCTCCCGTGTCACCAAAAGATTGCCACTCGTCAGCCTTTGCGGCTAGCACTTTTATTTGATTGAGTTCCACCGGGGAATGAAACTCAATCTCGATTTCATCGTTGGATTTATTCTGATAGGAAAGATCAATCACTTGGCTCGATGAATTAATCACTCCTTGTACAACAGCAGGACCACCAAATCCCGTGAGATAATTATAGTGAGTATTCACCCCGTCGCCTAACTCGGATTCATACTTAGGCGGTGTTGGGGTGTGCGTGGGTGTGGGTGTATTTTGAATAGGCGTATCGGTTGGCGTAGGCCACGCCGGGTCTTCAACGTGGATATTATACCCACCCGCGATTGGCGTAACTGTCGCTAATCCGCTACCCGTAAGAACCATCGTTGGAACAGGTACAGGGGTATACGAATACTCTTGCGTCACATTAATTACAGTTGAGCCGCCCATCCCACCACTGCCCACACTGGCAACGGCAATAGCAGAAGACGTATCGAGAATGTAAGAAAATTCGGCTGTGGCGTAATCCGGGTCACCGCAAGTTACGTCTACGTTATGGATTTTTTGCCCGGTGTCAAAGAAAAAGAACTCGATCTTTGGGTATTGAAAATTGAACCCATGATCGATAGTAAAAGTGTTATCCCCGCCAATTACTTGCAAATGCAGCGACGCGTCCGGGATCGTCGCCGATACCACGTATCCTCCCTCGATCGTGACAATCGTGATATTCGGCCCAGCGACAAAATTAATCGGGGTTGGTGTCGGTAATGGGGTAGGTAGTATAATCGGTGTAGGAGTGCCGAGGGGCGTCGGCAATTCAACTCCAATCGTAATCCTCCCGCCAACACCGGTTGATAAAGTGATCTCGTCCGATGCGACGAGTATCAATTTTGCTGCCTGCTCAACCTCGCTGGGCAATTCCTCCCAATCATGGGAGTCCCACTGGTCAGCGTTCAGCCCCGGATTGAGAATATTGTAATTGTTCGCCCCGGTCTGATACGGCGGCAAGGCCAGGAGCGTATCAACATTCAAAGGCTCTGTGGCTCGATTGACTATGCCGTTGGATATGATCGTGTCGTCGTCACCTGTACGATCATATAATGAGGAAAACATCCATCCTACGCGGTTATTCGCAAATTTAGTAGCATCACTTACTGTCGCATTCGCAATATCCCCACCGATGATATCGGAATAAATCTTCCAGAATGTATTCCGCTGTGGCTCGTAGCCGAGCGGAATATCGTATTCTTGGGAATAAGTCGTCACGCAGTCGATGGTTACCGCTGACAATACCAATGCTAATAGAATTAAGAGACGCTTCATAATTTGCCTTAGAAAATCAATAACGTGTAATCGATGATGCATCGAGAATTTATCGGGAATGTCCTTGGAACAGTCAACGTTATGACTGTTCCATTTGTCCCGTGTACAGCCGTCCACCAGAGAGAATTCCAGCGAATTCCATTGACGTACAATTTGATAGAACTCAAATTGCAAAATACCTCTTCGTTATCGTCGTCTAAAACAGAGACAGAACTGGTTCCGTCCCCGCTAAATTCGAAATGCTTCTCTGCGTCCACGGTTCCGGATGTTCTTCCCGTGGCGATGTATCCGCCTCCGATTAATGAGGATCGATCTCGTAGCGTGATCATGGCGTTGTATCAATTATCGTATGAACAGTGCCACTCGTATCAGTGAAGTTGAGGCTGCCTTTCGTGTAACCGTCTGATCCATTCGACACCCATAAAAACCCAACGTTAGTTGACGCGCCCACTACGTCCGAGACGCTATTCACGTCAGGAGGGGATGTGGATAGGTTGGTGTGCATCCCTAGCCACCCGAATTTGAAACCGACGTTGTCCTTGCTGGCAACATAGGGATACTGAACATCTCCCGATCCACCGACAGGCGGGGCTTGCGCGTTTTTGACAATGAACATCGGGTCATAGGATTCACTCGGAGTTGAAGATTTCAAAATAGCCATCCCCACAGAGCCAAACCCTTCAGCAAATCCCTTAAACAATGCTGACGAATATGCGCCGCCACCCGTATACCCAAAATAATCAACGCCAAATAGATCGTCATAAATTTGATCTCGTCCTACGACTACCTGACCTTGAAACCTTGAATAATATGGAATATTCCATGAACTCGTTGAAGATGAATATTCAACCTCGATCGGATAAGTTAGGCGAGTTCCACTGGATACAGTGGGCAACAGGTCATAATCCACCATTACTTTCATGCCGCCATTAGGCGCGATGTATCGCCACCCAGAATTTACCATTACTGCTAGATAATCATCATAAGCCGCCCACGCCCCTACTGCATTGTCGGGAATAATGAAAATGTCCCCATTGGTGGCAGACCAGATGGATGCATCGCTCGCGATTTCTACTGGATCAGTGGCGAACATTGATACGGCCTTCGCCATAATCAACGAATCAGTAATCATGGAATTTTCATTGATGGGGATATGCATTTGTTGAAATGGTCGAGGAATTACATTGAGTCCTAGCCGTGGAGTTACCACGATCGAACCGTCCATTGCATAGCAAATGCCTGTCATGTTCATGAATAAAATGGCTGTCAATATTCTGCTCCACATAGTATTTCTCCTATAGAACTATCTCTGATTCGTATCCTGCGCCAAAAGTCGGTTCCATCTGTCGAATCGCAAATGTGATTGTTTCAGGAATCCCGCCGATAGCCGCAAATACTGTATTTTGTCCGTAATTTGTAACAGTGATCCCATACACATCGATGTACACTAAATCTTCCGGCTTCCATATCCAAAAAGGTTTTCGGTTGGGATCGGTTTCGCTGATATTAATCGAATGGCGTAGTAGAACAATCCGTAAAATGGAGGTTTCCTGAAGAGGGATAACCGTTTCTAATACTGTGATTAAGGTAAATTCCCCGTCATATGACACTGTCGAAACCGTATAGTATTCGGTCCGCAAGAAGGACTCTGCTCCTAAACAATTAATAATCAATCCGCGTTCAAATTCTGCCGAATGATCACCAACCAGCAAAAAGGAATTTGTGATGGAATCAATGGAGTTGATGGCAAATGAACCCCACAAAACGTCAATTTCATAGGATTCAACTCCATCAATTACTGGGCGACCGATTTCTGCATAATCATTCCAAGTTCCAATCCCACTACCGAACCACTGGATCTTTATGTCCCCATTTGGCATCCTCTCGCCTTCCAGCATGACAGGGGAATAAGGCTTCCGGCAGATGTATTTTGCCGTAAATGTGGGTCGATCAACAACCAATCCTATTAAACCGCCCAATGGCAGAATCACGTAAGAAATCGGAATGTTGTATCCATTCACTCCAGGGGAGATTTTTATCAATCGTTTCGTATTCAAAACAACAATCTGATCAGTTTCACCATGTACAATGTGTTCCGATCCAAATTGATGTCGATACAAACCCTCAAGTCGATATTGCCCACCTCCCAATGAAATGGCTGTTTCAAAGGAAAGCATTTCCCATCCGTTTTCTGCCGTTCCGACTGCGACCAAGTTTTCCCCAGAATATAAAACTGCGTCTTTCGATGCACTTGCCAACGTGCCCAGGGCCATCGTTACCGTGAGCGTGTTTAATGTATCATAATCGCTTCCAGGGGGGAGTATCCCTTCTACGGTTCCATGATGAATGTATTCCAGGACTGTTCCCAAATACTTGTAATCTATGGACGATTCAGGGTCATAGTAGTAAATGTCAACTCCATCGAATTTGTCCGCATCGTCCGGGTCGGTTGGGTATGCACCGAAACAAAATGAGGGGTCGTTTTCACCAAAGAACCAAGGTAAATCAAGAAAGATTCCCGTTACGTTGATCGTTTCAGTTGTGGGTCCGGAATGGGGCAAGGAAGACGCCCCGACTTGACGGCTTTCATAAATAGTGGTGTCTTCAATTCGCCCTTGGATGGCAACGATATCATCCGAATCGACTGTTATGGATTCGATCAACACTCGCAATTGTTCATTCTCTGTATTGACCGTGATTGGGTCGGTTGGCATACAGCCTACATACAATAAGGGGGTTTTGATCTCAATCGACGGAAAAGCCGCCTCGTACAGCAAAATTTCTGCGATTTGGGACGCTCGTGCATCTGTCATCGCAACCGGTAGATCAATCGTTATGACTCGTTTCCCAATTGTCGCGTCGTCCCTGATCGGAGAAGATTGAATGCCGGGTTGATAGTCCAATTCGACAGAAAAATACTTCACATCCGTTCGATAGGGAACACTGGATGGATTTACAAAAGAAATGACGGCTTGATCCTGATAAGATGTTTCGTTTTTCCCGTCAATGGCCACCGCACCCAGATAATCGGCTTCAATGGTGTCAACTGGATCCCCGCCACGATTTACACCGGTGATCTTGTTATCAATCTGTACTAAATCGAACAATCCACATTGACGCAAAACCTCTATCCTGGATTTCCCGGATCCTTTATCGAATGCGACTCCGTGAATAGTTTGCGTCAACGCGGAGAAATCGGTAAATTTTTCTTCCACTCCATTCAAAGCATGAATATCGGTTAAAATCTCCCCGATTTCAATATCGTACAATTCGCTTTCTGCCGGAGATGTAAGAAATATATTTCGACTGGTTCGATCTTCCGGAATGTTCGATCCGATGATTACCAATTGACCTTCATAGGGAGTTATCGAAAAATCATTGGGTTGGATATCGTCCATGACATCCCATGTATCGAATACCATTTCATAATTTGTGAGGTCTTTTTTGGAAATGGCATCTAAATAGATGTATCCAGGAGAGGCCGTATCTGAGGCTACCAGATTGATTGTGGTCAGATTGGTGATCGCATCATAAGACACAGTGGATACCCGGTTAGACGATAGACCCAGAGACACTACTGTTATCGTATCATCCGAGGTAAAATCTCGTGAATGATCACCCGTGATGGTGTAATACCCTGCCCCATTGCCTACGATTTTATATCTCCCTCTATTCCATAAATCCCAAAACATCCCCTCCCCATCGATGCTCTTGAATAAATAGACGGCAGTCGTGGACTCGTACATCAAAGAGGCAATTAATTGACCTCGGTAGGATACCAGTCTTGACAAACACCAATGCTCTTTGTCCGGCCAACTAATCCCCGATAAAATATCTGTGCAAATGCACTTAAAACGCACCTGCGTATCTATCGCACGAAAATCTGAATCAGCCTCAAAAAATGTTGCTCGATAAACATCTCTTGCATTCGATGTATTTCCGTCACTGCCGACAGTCAATCCGCCACCTGCGTACAGAGTGTTCCCGTGCTGACAACTGGCCGGATATAAGCGATACCCAAGGCCACAATCCTTACTCTCTTTACCGCCCTCGTCTTCTGTTATTCTCGTGAGCAAATACCAAGTTCCGCCGTTCCATGCCCACGCATCGCGTAAGGCACTCCCTGGACCTTGGTAATCGCAATGCCCCGGATTGCCGGATCCAATTGAATTTCGTCCACAGAAAATGATCAAACATCGATTGAATGGATGCCATCCATCTTGTCTCTCGTAATAACAAAATCCAAACGAATCCCTCGGCAGGGGCAACCGTTCAAGGGTAATTCCATATTTGTCTGATATTACCGCGCAAGATGTCCAACCCCCCGCCTCCCCTTTTTCCTCCATCATGAATCCATTGAGAGGGTCATCATAAATATCGGCGATATTGTTCATTCCTCCGAGTACTACCAATCGGGGGGCAACCGCGCCGAAAAGGTTCATCGTTCCTGTGATGTAGGCCGAACCGTGCTCCGATCGTGCTTGGTTTAGAGTCTTTTGGTTCTTGGCAACCAATTCACCTTCTTCGATTTCATAACCCGTTGTTTCCCCCGTATCGTAATAGTCCGATAGACTCGAAGACCACAATATCCCGCCCATTACCCACAGTTGCCCGAATGCAACTTCCGTAGTATGGAATATCAGGCTGTTTTCCCCTGTGTCTGTTTTATTTGTCCATGTGTCGGGGTGTTTGAATCCGCGTTTGATCGCTCTGATATTTACCTGTGGTAACGTGTCACCGAAATCCTGTAACAACCAATTGACGAACAAAATGTAACACCGATTGGTATACGCAATTTGACTCGATTCAGAATCGGCGGTGATCAATGGATCGACCGATTGAGAACTGGTTCCTAGGTGGATTCGTATTCCGCTATACATCAGCGAAAGCATTGCCTCGCTGTCACTGCGGAATTTGTCTGTAGCATCCTCGGAGATGTCATAAACCAATTTGCCATTCATCCAGATTTTATCAACCACATCCACTGGTCGTTCCTGCCCGTTGATGGTTGGAGTTTCGATAAACATCACGCCCCATGTAGCTTGGCGCGTGTATACATCCGGTGATTTCTGATATTCGAAAAAGAGAATGCCGCCTTTTTCGCCTTCTATTTTATATGGTCGTAATTTTAGATTGTGGGGCCAAAATATCGTGCCACCAACTCGCATGGATCCCCACAAATAATGCAGGGGAGCACCATACTGGGATTCTTGGTATTGAATTGTGTCAATCTTCGGGCTTTTTTGCTTGGATCCAAACAGTAGACTACCGGCCAACGTGAATATAAGTCCACCAATAGGCCCAAATAAAACTCTACCTAAAAATCCAAACAAAAGTCCCATATCACTGACCTGTTATCGTGTCCTTTGTGGGCAAATCCGGTTCACCTTGAAATGATTCAATATTTCCTAATTCCTCGCACTTTTCCTTTGATTTATTGCATCCGGCCACAGCGAAAAACGTATCTCCAGGGAGAATTGGATAGGGAACAGATTTCGAGAGGACAAAAACGCCGATTGAATCTGTCCAATTGTAAGCCCGAATCGTACGTTTTATGTTGTTATTTTGCAGTGTATCATTCAGAGTCGCGCCGTAGAGCGTAGCCAAGTAATCCCCTACACTTTGGCCGATAACACCCAAGGTGAATAGGACTGATCCATACGTAAACCATTCTTTCGAATCGTCCTCCCAGTCACTCTGATGATTGTCTAATACCCAGGTAGTCCCATTCAGCGAATAGGGGATGGCGTGTAAATAGGCGGTAAATTTCGATCCGGAGGTCACGGTTTTTACCACTCCCCCGACGGTGTATTCCTGCAAGTTTTTCTTGCAATATGAATCCCCAAATACTGCACGGCATTTTGGAGAGACCTCGTTTCCGACTTCATAATTCAATCGTTCGATATGGGATAGCATCTCAATTTCCGCGAATCCATCTCGAATCTTCACCTCGCCAATGTAGCCTCCGCCCACATTGATATAATTGGCGGTATCCTCTCGATCCACCAAGAACATCACGAACGTCCCATCGCTGTATCGCTCTGCAATTACAGAATCCCGCGTAAATACGTCATCGTCGAATGGAATGACGACATTGAAATTATCAGGGCTTAAATCCTGACCGATTTGAATGTTGCTGACCGAGATCCCTGGCAAAGACAAAAAATTGAATTCATTGAAGGTTATGTCACAATCGCAATTCGTCAGGTGTATCCAGGTTCCGTCATTTCGAAACAAGGTCAGACAATATGACATCCGGACATTTCCGGAATCCAATTTGACTTGTAATTCCTCTCGAATTTTTCTCATTCTTTCACCTCAATAATCCCCAAAGGTGAAATATCGTATTGATCATAAGATACAAATTGACAAGGAATAATATCGGAAATGAATCTGCAGTGTCGATAAAATCCACATGTTACACGTACAGATTCCGCATTGTTTGGCTCATGCCCAGCAACCCAAGTTACAATCCCTGTGGATGCGTCTAAAGTATAATCAGTAGTCACCGCCTTAGCCACCCAATTTCCCCCAGTGTAAACCTCCACCAAGAAAGTAGTCATTGTATTAATCTTTGTGATTTTGTGCGAATACGTAGCGGCTGTATCCGTCAAATGAAAATAAATCTGAAAAGATGAATCATCAATTTGAAATTCCGCCAAAGTCCCTGTCGACCAATTCCCCTGAACATCTTGAGCCATACTATTAAATGAATAATCATAAACCTTGAAACTATGTTGTTGACCACCGCGCAAAATTTTAAAATCTATGATGCTTTTAAATTCTGTTTTTGATTGTGCCTCATAAACTAAATCATAACTCCATAAAAATTTGTCCCAAAGCGAATTTATGAATCGTTTTCCCGATCCGGATACAACGACATTGTTTGAAGTCAACGCGTTGACTTCAGATCCGTAAGAAATTGTAATAGGTAGTAAAACATCATGAAAAGTCATGATTCAATCCTTAATATTTCACAAGTAAACGTCCCGCATTTTTTATGGTTTGTCGCTGAGTAGTGGTCAATTTGTCGCCTTCACTTCCCGAAGTTATTTTATTCGAATTGTTAGTTCCATATAAATTAATGATAATACTTGAATTCGTTTGATTGTCGCCACCATTGATTTTCACTGGAATCATTCGCCCATCCGGTAGAGGAACATGCGCCTCTGCCCTATGCACACCTTCAGAAACAAAAGCTAACCCAGGGGAAGTAGAAATCCCACCATCGGCAAAACTATAAATAGGAGAATTGAATGAATTTTTCAATAAATTCTGCGTGGCACCATTCAAATTTCGAATGATTTCATCCGATCTTATCCGATCGTCGTTTAAAATTTGTCTAGACATAAAATATTCATTGTTGATAGTAGGAATTTGACGATTCGTGATCAATGAAGGAATCGTAGTTTCATTTTGTCTAGACATAAAATATTCATTGTTGATAGTAGGAATTTGACGATTCGTGATCAATGAAGGAATCGTAGTTTCATTTTGTCTAGACATAAAATATTCATTGTTGATAGTAGGAATTTGATGATTTGCGGTTAATGAAGGAATCGTAGTTTCATTATTAATAGTAGAAGTCGGAATTGATCTCCCATCGGGTAAAATTACTTCATATCCACTATTCGTCGCAACAAGAGGAACTGTTCGCCCATCCAAAAGCGGAATATGGGCTTCTGAAGGATAAGCCCCCTCAGAGACCATCGCGAGAGAAGGCTTAGTAGAAATCCCCCCATCTGCAAATCCGAGAATCCCGCTAGACCCGCCTCCGAATAGACCATTCCCAAATAACCCACCACCCATATTAGAAAAGAGACCTTGCATACCGGTAGTTAATGGTTCCATGATTAGGTTTCGTACAGCAATTCGGGCTAAATCTGTCTGAATGGCATTTACGAAGGATTGAAAATCCATTTTACCCTTAGTGAAGAACTCAACAAAAGCATCCTCCATACCACTAATCGCCCCGCTCATCGCCGTTTCGATATCCGATCCCAGATCCCTGACGGCTTCCCCATATTCCTTCAGGGCATCGATCGCGCCTTCCCGCCATGTGCGGTAGATCGGTTTATTGAGTTCCTCTTGCATCCTTTGAATGTCTCCAGTAAAGCTACGAATAGCCTGTCCCTCAACACTATAAAGAGAAATACCCAAATCCCTAGCAGTTTGTTCAGAACGAATTGCAATTTCCATTTCTTTGTATGAATCGCGACCCAATTCTTTAGCAGAAATTAATTTTTGTAAACTATCCCTTTCGAATTCCATATTGAAAAGAGTTTCCGTTACACGCTTTTTTTGTTCTTGAAGTCTTTTTTCTGCCTCTTCTTCTTCATTGATAGCTTGTGTAACATTTTTCGTTTTCTCTTCTTCTTTAGTAAGGATATCCACTAAAGAACGAAGAGTCTTATAACGCTTATCGGAAGTCAAGATTCCGACAGATTCCGCTGCTTCCCTGGCCGAAATTTCGATCCTCGCTTGAATTTCAGCCTCTTTCCCCTTTCCTAGGGAATCAGTTAATGTGCGTTGATTCGCAATTCTGAATTGTAAATCTCTGACAGTGACATTGTAACTTTCTGCAATTTTCTTTGCCGCTTTTACCGCTTCATTTTCTTCTTCTGTCGTATCAACAATTGCTACACCTAAATTCTCAATGGCTTCGGTACTCCGATCAACATAGCCATTAACATGCTCCATGACATCGCCACCTTGAGTAACCACACTTACAAAAGATTGTAATTCACTTTTTGCAACTCCCAATCTATCGGTAAGACTATCAATCCTGTTACGAAGAGCGTTAACAGTGTCGGCCTGTTTGCTGGCTACGCCAGGGACGTATAAAGCGGCAAATTTGCCTATTCCCTTATTTCTAGCGGCATTCATATCATCAAGAGATTTTTGCGTGTTTTTAAGTTCTTTCTGAAGATCCATTACTTTCTGCTTAGCATCTGCGAAAGGTTGAACCCATTCAGAAAGTTTAATGGCCTCTCCCACATTTACCATGTCATCCATCCCATTTTTTGCTTGGGTTTGGATGCCGATCAATGCGAGAAGTTCGTTTCTATAAACGACAATACCAGTAACCAAAGCAGCGATGGCAGCGGCAACCGCCCCTACTGGAGTTATAAAAGCAAATAATCCGAGTTTCGCAGTAGCCATAGCAGTTATAGCAGTACCTACGGCACCTGCAAATGATAAAAATGCCGCCGTGACTTTAGTAAAGAAAACAAAAATGGCAAGTGCCATAAGTGCCTTTAATACTTCTGTCAAATTCTTGACTGCAGCCGCATTTTTATCGAGAGGATCCAATGTCCCATTTAAATGCCGTACAAAAGCAGTCATTGTTTCAGTAAGATCTCGAAGTGTCCCCTTTAAACCGTCATCACCCGCTACCAAAAATAATTCTTCAATGGCCGATTGAAGGGATAAGAACGCTCCTTTCAAAGTATCGTTCATGATATTAGCCATGCGAGTAGCCGCCCCTGCGCTCCCATCAAGGGCATCGGTAATGTATTTAATTTTAGGCACCATGTCAGAAAGCACTACTGCAGCCGTTCCACCACGATCACTAAAAATTGATAAGGCTTGTCCGGCATCCATATTAGCCGCTTTCAATTTAGTCATGATATTAATAAGCGAATTTGTTCTAGGATCAAAATCTGATACCGTATAACCCCATGATTTGAAAATTTTAATGGCCTCTTTAGTTGGAGATGCTAGAGAAGAAATGACCCTTCGCAATCCTGTACCAGCCATTGAACCAGCAAGCCCAGCATCAGAAAGAGCACCCAAAGCAGCAGCCGTTTCTTCAATCGAATAACCCACTGCAGTAGCGATAGGCCCTACATATTTCATACCTTCAGCCATAGATGAAACATCTGTATTCGTTCTAGATGCTATAGTAGCCAAAACATCAGCCGCTTGACTTGCCCCCTCCGCATTTAATTGAAAACCGGCCATGACATTGGCTGTTATTTCCGCAGAACGAGCAAGAGTCAAATTGGCTGCCGCTGCGAGGTTCAATACGACCGGCATCGCTTTAACAGCCCTCTGTGCATTGAAACCGGCACGTGCTAAAAATTCTAGACCTTCGCCGGCTTGTGCAGCCGTATATTTTGTAGTAGCTCCCAATTCTCTAGCGGTATCAGTGAGAACAGCCATTTCATCTTTAGTTGCTCTTGATACCGCCGCCACATTGGCCATACTTTGCTCAAAATTAACAATAGTACTGGTAGCAAGAGTAGCGGCCATTCCAGCCCCTAAAGATAATACAGCCGATCGAATATTGAATATATGTCCTGTCATCAATTTCCACCGGTCATTCATTACATTGGTGGTAGAAATAGATTTTGCTCTCATACTGTCAAGGGCAGTATTAACTTGTCTGGCCCCCGCTACTGCGAGCCTTCCATCAATTCCAACCCTTAACCTAGTATCCATTATTTTCGACCTTGCGCCTGTCCCTTTTTCAGAAATTTATCTGTAAAAAAGGAAATGTATTTGCTGTCCATTTCCATCACAGTATCAATTATATCGATTCTAAATTCTCTACCTTTAATCTCCTCTTCATTCAACCAAGCAACGATCGATCGATAAGGCAATGGCAGAGGTATCATTTGTTCAAAATTCCAAATTCGTTCCCCTGCTAAATTGAAAAAACATCTCCAATAACTTATATTCGATATCTCAAGATCTGGTTTACTGTCCCAGGCAGAAACAAAACCCTCTTCTGCCAATTTCTCAAACCAATCCCTGTCCCTTCCATAGTTTAACTCCCAGAAGAGACATTCAAATAGTTTTTTCTTTGATCTTCCGAGTTGTCATCGAAAAATGTGCCCTCTTCCGATGCAACTTCAATGATGAATGCTCTAAAATCAGGATCGACAGTCATGAATAAAACTGCATTTTCTTTGTTGTAAGGAAATTTTACAGTTTCACCCTTTTCGTTGTCAATTGTAAAACCTTCCCAATTCCGAATAATGAATCGAGCAATAGCCGATATGATAATTCGGTCCAACAAACCGCCATCGTTTTCCTTTGAAATGATCTTCCTATATTTCCGAGTTTCAGATTCAACGTAACTTTTATACTTGGGATTATTCAAACGAGCCACAGTAATTTTTACTATGGAATCCGGACTTACCCCGGCAAAAATAGGATCGCCCTCGGTGATTTTCATCCAGGACCCACCAATTTTGGTACAAAGAATTGTAATGCCATCAATAGATCTGGTTTCATTTAGATTTAGATTGATTTTCATAATGTATAAAATCTCCTATCGAATTAAAATTCGTAGTTGTATCAGCACACAATTTACGCTGCGAAAGAGTCAATTTGCATCACATAAGTATTGCTCCCGGATGTAACTTCAGAACATTCAAATGCCATCGGCAAAATTACATCATCGTCTTTTCCAAAATCCGGCTTGCCAGTGGTAAGATAACATTCAGGAAGAGTGAAAACCATAGCATTTCCACTGTCATCCGTTGCCCTCCATGACAAAGAAAACGCAGTATGGTCTCTGTACATGTCGTAGAAAATTTCATTTTCGAAGTAAACTTCCATTGAACCCGAAGGAACAATAGACCCCAACCCAAAATCATTAGAATAAAGTGAATCCACTACAGGACGTGTTCGTTCATTGCCAGCAATGTTAAGTGAAATCGATTTGATAGAAATTGTTGCTGGTACTCCATTCATCAATATCGATCCGACATTAACAGATGATACAAGGGGATCCTTAATTGCTGCTACCGTAGTAGATGCCCCTATAGAAGACGAAAGTTCGACTCCTTTTTGTCCAACAATATTAAAACTTCCTGTCAAGAAATCATTGGAAGGAACATTCAATGATGCACCTACTACACGACACCCTGGATGATGGATATATTCAGAAATGTCGAGAAATTGCTGCTCTATCAAAAGTGATTTCTTGATGACACCATTTCGAAGCACAGAAGATTTAGCCGTTATTGCGGCCCCTGCCAATTCATCAACAATAGCAGTTCCACCGGCTACCACAACACTTGCGCCATCAGGGGCAACTGAAACGATTCGTTTAAGCCCGTTGTTTTCTGTATTGTATGCTCCAGCAAAATTAAGCCATTGTCCAGCAGCACAGGCAGCGAATGCATGACCTCCAGAATCGGCAACAATTTGTCCTGTTGCCGCAAATGAAATTGCACTTTCTGCAATATTGTGGACAACAGGATCGTTTCGAAGTAAGTGTTGAAAGAAAACGTCAAATGTCGAATATTCAAGTTCAAATTCCCAAGGCCCACTTACCCCAAGAGAAACCATCGATACCTTTCCCGGATTATAATCGTTCCGAATTCGATTAGAACGATTAGTCCCCTTGTCAACCCCCAATCCCTGTTTAGTTATAGGGATCTCGATTAATACGGGGGATGAAGGAATTTCCGCCCATGTACTTTCTTCGTGATATGCTGTACGATATCTGTTTGTTTCAGCAAGAACCATGATATTTTCATCTCCTAATTCACTAAGTTTTTTGTTCGTTTCGATCAAAGGGGCAGGACACTGGAAGACACCACCAACCATATTCATCTGCAAACCCCATTTTTATTAAGGGCACCCTAAATATAATATTTCCAGTGGTGTAATTTAATGTATTGTCAATAAAAATGTTGCATACGACATCAGCAATCTTATCAGCTATCAAACTTCCCGTTTTGATTGGGGTAAAAATTCCGATTTTTACCTCACCACTAAACCGGTATCGCGGTCTAGATGTTCCAATAGTAATACGATTTCCTGACAAAGGTAAAATTGAAATTCTAACCCAAGGTACCGTACCCTGGCTATAATCTGTAGTAGGCTGGACATTAGGATAAGACATGGGATAATTCTTGGTAGTCGAATGTGCTAACCACCCAGACGTAAAATGACTAAAAATTGCCTTTGTTGCCGCTTCCGAGTTCATTATCTTGTCCTTCTGTCTATTTCCACTTGTATCTCGGCATAGGCATCAGCGAGAGCCGGTGAAACTATCCCTGAAGGGGCCTGCCTCGAATGCCCCTCTTCCAATGGAACGGCATAGGGCAAATTATTATAAACCCACCAAATATGATAATAAGATCCTAAAAAATCTTGTGGATTGTATCTAGCATTAGCATTACTAACAGGAACCTTATCTGCTGGCGGTTCTCCGGAGTCATTGGGAACTTCATCCCTTGAAACTCCCCATGATGCCCTAAATCGTCCAGTCAAAACAGGACTTCTAGAAATTACACCTCGCCATACCTTATAAACGGCTCTTTGCATGACTTTAGAATGCTCAACGCCAATTAATTCTGAAAATTTCTTCAGATCTACCGAAAAACCATGAACATTCTTACCCGGAATCATCGGATTATCCCTTTAACCATAATTTCCAAACCACGGCTGTTGCCCCCGGTTTCACATTTTGAAATTTTTCGATGATAAAAACTGAACCTTCGCTATCGGTGATCATATCACCAGGAACCGGAAATCGTAAATAGGATGTTGGAACTTGGATGATGGCTACCGGCTGCTCTCTTTTAAATGTTTGATCCTCTTCCTGTCCGACAAGATCTACGGTAATAACACCATAAACACTAGCAGTAGTGGAAGATGTAGGCACTTCACCCGTAGCAGGATTATAAGTTCCTTTGGTTATAAATGTTAAAGTCAAAGGTTCTTCACCATATTTCTTTAACAATTTATCTGCCGTTGTTTTTATTTTCATGTAGATGCTCATCATATTAGGACCTTATTACAGGATTACCCAACATAATGAGACCCGAAAGCAGCATCTTCACTTGATTAATGTTGGGGACCCCTGCAGTATGCTCGAAATATTCGACAGTAACGGCACCTTCTACCCTTTCAAGTTTCACCGCTCCAGGGTCTGTATCGGGAAGCAAAATATCCCCAGCCCGAAAACGTCTGGCTATTTCGATAGTGGCCTGTTGCAATTCAGTGGGGATGACATTCCCATCGACATAGTAACCATCGGCATCTGTGACATCCAGCCTAGGCCATGAAAGAGCTTGATTGTAATTTGTTTTATAGCCTTTGTATCGTAAACGATACCGGCTATCCAAATATTGTGTCGATTGAATCAAAAACCTTTCAATATCCGCATCGGAAGACAAATAAAGAGGATCAGTAACGCCATATCGATCGGAAAGATAAGTCTTAGTATAACTTACTGAGGTATAAGAATTGGAATCTGATTTCCCTGTACCGTCTTCCGCCACAAAAGCCATGATCTTATCCTTCCTTTTTGATTAACTCATACCCGAATTTTTCAAGAGCCGCTCTCAAATTTTTCAGGTACTCTTCAGGGATTCCTGCTTCACATTCGACATTTAGCCCTACCATGTCGAATTCCAAATGGGCTGTTATCATGTCGTTATTTCTTTTCAATGGATCGATAGTAACTTTAGAAATACTGGGTGGAAATTCGCTACCATCTTCCAAGAAAAATTTTGTATCACTAACCTTTCGATCCACAGGATTCTCGAATTAACTCAACAATCTGCTGTTTGCTTTTGTTCTTCACCTTCAAACCATAATTCTTGAAAGCGTAATCAACCAATTCCGATTTGTTCATGGAAAGAAAATCGTCCTCGTCCTGGTTCTGATCTTGGTCCTGGTCCTGGTCCTGCTCCTGGTCCTGGTCCTGGTCCTGGTCCCCGTAATCTTCCCCCATATAAGGGGGGGAAATATCACCTTTGGCCTCTTCCACCTTCGGGATATCCAAAACCGGTTTTGGCAAAGGAGAACCCAAATAGTACTGCACATCAACATTATTTGGATCTTCCCTCTCAAATAGAAATACCCAAGGAAGTAAACTTCCGAGTTCCTCTTGCGTCCATTGGCTATAAGCCAAATTGCAAAGCCATTGATGCCGATATGGCATTGACGGATCTTCAATATCCCGAATACTGAAATTGGCTACGGGATCCGCCATCGTTTTTCCGCAAGTGAAAACAGGAATCCCCGCGATTACGGCTTCAGTGGCGGCATTTGAATCATATGTAACAAGGGCATGGCAATTTTTGAGATCTTCATTGAGAGAAGCATTCGAAATGGTAAAACCGTACTGATTCCAAGATTCAGGGATTCCTGAAACAGCCCTCGGATGTGCCCTTACCACAATTCGTCTATCTGATTGCATCCGAATCGTTTCAATGGCTTCGTTGAAAAAACGCTGACGATCTCTTCCCCGATAATCGGGGACATCCTGATGGCAGATAAGGATATGATTAGATTTGGAATCGTCTCGCCAAGGTAAAACTTGTAGTCCTTTGCTTTCCAAGATCCTTAATCTGTCATCAGGACAATTTTCAACCCTGTCACCGTAAGCATGCAACCCGTTTTTGGTAACTCCGAAATAATGCCCCTCTTCCCAACCTCGTATTATATAACCATCCGACAGGGAAAGGCTATCCCTGCCGGTGGCTATTTGATCGTCGTGAATTTTAAGAATTGTACGATTCCACCCAACAGTAATTATGATATCTGCGGGTTCCCATTCCTGATAGGCACCAAAAAATCTTTCACCTATCGAATGTCCACGACCTCGTAATGCGTTACCTAATTTCGATATCAGATAATGACTTTTGCTAGGCGGTCCAGGAGAATAAATTAAAACTCTCATGTTATCAATCCTTTATTTATTCGACGTTCAATGTGCGGATTATCAAGCGGCTTTTACATTAAGCATAACACCCAATGTGTTTTTGTTGTCGGTTACCACTTTCAACCATGAAGCGGAAGATGCCAAAGTAGCATTTGTGGGATTAACACCTTGCCCTGTCTGATAAGCGTAACCTTTGACGCCGATATTGAAGGCATATTCGCCTTGATAACGAATCACGATATTCGCAAGACCCGTGATCGTATCGAGTACCGCTTCACGTTCTTCTGACTCTTTGAGAACACAGGCATCTTGTGTAAGCCCCAAAACGTGATAGGTATCGGTCCCGGAAGAAAGGGCAGTAGGGGTGATGAGATTGGTGGAATCCGTGATAACAACCGGACGTCCCAAAGTGCCAGTAGTGCCTTGGAACACAGCAACGTTAGCAACATTGGTAATTTTATCAGTGAGGGTTTGCCCAACAAGATCAAAAAAGATCTTGGAATGCATGACCCAGGCCACAACTTGCGATGCCTGATCACCCATTAAGGCAAGGGCACCGTTCAATAAACTGTGAGTAACACTGTTACTGGGTTTATCCGAATACATCGAGACATTACTTTTGATGGCCCCAACGATTGATGCCAAAGCCGTGTTCACATAATCAACAGCAATGGCCTTTCCCGCTTGACGGCCCAAAATCAAGGAAAGTTCTCTCGAATCGGTGGCAATTTTCCGAAATGAATCTTTCGTATTGGCAATGGGACCCAATCTGCGATTGACTTTGACAGCCACATGTTCCGATTGAGCGATAGGAGTATCTGCCGTCGCCGACAGGGAAGTAGGATCACGTCGAGTAGTTAAACCGGCAATGAGATCCATAAACGAAGTTTTTTCGTATTCTCCCTTCACGATTTGGGGCACGAGCCGAATTGTATTCAGAGATCCCTCATTCAAAAGGGCGGAATGCTGCATAAGTACTTCAGTCATTCCGGTGTAATATTGTTCATCATAAATTTGAAAATTAGATTTAGTTCCTGCAACCACTGAATTTCTCCTTTATGTTACTTTTACTTATCTGGTAATAATAAGTAAGCATCCGATCCAAATTTTTCAATGAAAGCCGATTGAATACTAATATTTCCTCGCATTTCGGCTTTTGACTTAATTGATTCAAGGTTAATTGTGCCTTTTACATCATCGGCATCCGAAGATTTTTTATTATTCCCACCGGTTCCATCGGCCTTCGATCCTTCGAAGAGAAACGCTAATGTTGGTTGAACCTTCAATTCACCGACTAATTCATCAACAGTTTTGAAACCATCTCCGCCCTGTTGAACCGAAACCTCAAAGGATCCATTGTTGCCTTTGATTCTCGATTTGAATTTTCCTTCATGTTCGACAACTTCCGCCCTGGATGCCACAAAAGGAGTGGCAACCCCAATTGCATCGGGGAGAACGCCATGTTTCAAAAATGCTTCAGTGATCTCTTGCTGCAACAAAACCGACTTATGTAATTGCTCAATTCTGTTTGCCCGTTCTACACCGGCAACAAGTTTTTCATCATATTGTTTTTGAAGTTCGGTTCTCACTTGGGAAATGATTTCTTCACGCGAAGGGGAAGATCCTTTATCCTTTAAAGATTTCAATTCCTCCTGCGTCTTTTTGTACTCCAGAGGATCGATACCTTCAAATTTCGCTAATTGATCTTTCAACTGAAGTTTTTCAGTTTTCAATTGGTTATTGTTGGTAGTCAATCCTTGGACTCGCTTATCCATGTCATCCTTCAAATCCAGGACCAATACGCCATCCTTGGGCGTATAATGGCGTTTTGCGAGTTCCTGATCCTCTGTCGGTAAATCTTCAATTTTGTTGATAATGTATGGTAACATGGCGTGTCTCCTAGACATCTGTTTTGGTCAACCTTGACCTATCTATTTTCAATTAAAGTGTTAAGTGAGATTTCGCACAAGTTTACTGGATGAATTGTCCCATAGACACCCGCTTGACCCCTCTGTCACCTTTGGTTGAATCATCGTGCAAAACATAACCCATCAAAATATCATAAGGAATACCATCAGGGAAAGCAGCGCATGCGGAAATTTCTCCTTCTGCTCGAATAAGATGTGCACAACTTCCACACTGATTTGAATCGATGATGTTTCTTTCCTGTCCACTAATTGGCTTGTCCATAGCGATATTCCACCCTTTCAAGTAACGAATCTAATAATTTTTTCATCTGAGGATTCAATACCTTAGTATTGTTATTCATATAAGCGGCAAACGATTCTGCGAAATGCTCAACGTGATTTGTTTCTGAATACCTCGATAATTGTGTCACCTTCCATTTGCCTTGACTATTTGTATCCCTGCCAATTCTATTTCCTGGTTTTAACATCTTATTAGTAATTTTTTCTAATTCTCTCTCAAGTCTAGGATCTAAATATTCAATATAATTGGTAACCCCAAATTGTTGGTGAATATGATGTCCAAATTCGTGCCACATGTCCGCAGTATCATACATATCTTGATCTAAATAACTTCTGGTACAAAATGGCTGTGGGATATTAGGATCTGTATTCCCAGGTGTCCATCTCGATTTGTTAGTTTTGTATACCTCTTTTACATCGCCAGCCAACATCTTTTCTAATTCTTTTTCATGTTCCTTTAATCTTGATTTAAGATATCTAAGATCTGTAGCATATTTCTTATTATCTGGATTTTCGGTAATTAACTTCATATAATCTTCAATATCATGTTTTACTGTGTCGATACAGTTTCGTCTCCATTTGATGAAATACTCAAAAGCATCTTTCCGTTCCTTTGCACGCTCCAATATCAGGGTTTTATTAATAGACAAAATACCATCACCCATAGACATTACTACCTTATCATCATCCATAATAATACTGATTCCTCTAATGGGCGGAATATTCAAATCATCGCATACCCTGTTAAATTCAAACAAAGCCTTATTCAAATCATTCAACGTGTCTAGAGGCAATTCATCGACGCCTGAAGAAATCCCCCCCTCAAGTAATTTTGAAAGTTCTTTTTTATTGTCTCCGCCGAATCTATGAAATCTTTCTCCGTTCCCCAATTTGCTTACAGGATACCCACCATCCCAGGCTGTGGATTGGCTGCCACCGAACTTCAAATCAGTCAATTTAGTACTATTCTTTGCCCTCGTCTTCCCATCTTCGAGGATCTTCTTTAAACGTTCTATTGCCTTCTCGACAGTATCCTCTTTTTTATAAAGATCTTCAGGGAGGGAAATTATGGATCTTTCAGAAAGTTCCTTCAAAGTTAAATACTTGCCTTTAGCATCCCATATATCTTCAAGATCCGCAATTTCCCCCGATTTCCACAATTTAAATCTCTTCGTTCCCAAAATTTCCTTTTGCTGCCCTTCTGACAGCCGTTTCACCCATTGGGTATAGGATAACTCTTCTGATACTTGTCCTGTCATCGACGATTTGGCCCTTTCCATCGTCATGGCTATTTCATCGGCATTGAATCCCTGATCCTTTAGACTTTTCTGGAAGTGCGCCCTATAAAGAGCGTGTCCACCTGCAGGAGTAGGAATTTTCACTTCGGAAATTTCTTCCCATGATTTCAACCAGGGAACAAGCGTTGATCTGCAGTTCCAATGCCTAGGCGGTCCGGCATGGGTTACACCGGCAAATGTGCTAACAAACGGAAGAGTATGAAGATGTGGAATGTACATCCCATTTTTCATTTTCCATGCTCTTCCATTATAAATCTGACAGATGGGAGTCGTTTTCCCGTCAAGAGTACTCAATTGCTGTTGACCATGTAATATGCCGGTTTTAATACCATCCTCTATCAAGTTGAGTCTCGTCTGATTGGAAACGGTCATCACAGAAGTTCTTATCAGTGCCTCGGCTTCTCTGCGCTTGACAGACATAAGACCATCTTTAAAACCCGCAGCCTTTGTGCCTCTAACCCTACGTGCTATTTGAGCGTTGGTTTCCCCTAAAAGATACCCGTGGTTAACGGCACCGGCAAATTTATCTTGTAGACCTCTCGCTTGCCGTTGCCACCAGGAAGCGGAAGGGGCACCATCGATGACAGAATTCGAAATGACAGTTTTCAATGCTTCTGCAGACATCGTCAAAGAGAAGATGGAAACTCCTAACTCGTTATTTAAAACGCTAGCCCCCACCTTTCTTTCTAATTTTGCGATGTCTTTTATTGTTTTTGCCTGAGAAGAGGAGATCTTTTTATAAGTGGAAAGGATATTTGCCCTTGTTTGCTTAAGTAACGTTTCCAGACGTGCAGCCCTGTAAGCCGTCAACCCGCTTCCAATATTAGCCGCTTCGATTTGACTTATTAAATCCTTTTCCAAGACTGCTAGCACTTTTTTTACTTTTACCCATTCACCGATAGAGAAATCTGAAAGTCTCCTGGTGTGGACAAGAAATCCGTCTGCTATCCTGTCAGCCGTAGAAATCATTATTCAGTACCTTCGTCTCGATTTTGGTCCTGGTCCTGGTCCTCGTCCTGGTCCTCGTCTTCCGGCATTTCATCCATGCCGAAATCGGCCATATGGCTTTCCTCTTCCTTTAAGATCTTCATTTCGAGTTCAACATCAAGGCCATCAGAAAGAACGCCTCTACGCTTGCACTCTTCAAGGAATGTGACTTGTGTCATTTGGCGAGCAACACGAATAGCAAGCAAATTCTTCACATCTTCAATGCGATTCAACATGATAGAGAAATCGGTAAACAAGGTAATTTCTCCCATCTCTTCCACAGAAACACCAGTCAATAAAGCCGTTATTTCCATAGCCTGATTTGCGCCATCTGCCATGTTCAAGGCCATCCGTTGCAGATCCGACAAGTTTTCTTCATTCTCCAAAGTTCGCTGTGTAGCAGTGACAACCCCTTTTGATTTCGATAGAAGTTCTGAACCCATCACCCGCATTCTATCCTCGATAGCTATAATTCCATTATTCCCCGATTCGATAGCCTTTCCAGAATGTTCGACAAACTTCAAATCGGCTTCAGGGGGTCCTGGAATCATAGACGATGCACCTACTACGACTTGCGTATCTTCATCGAATCCCTTCCCAAAGAGGATGGGCACCTGTGCCACATGCAAAATGTTAGCGTAATCTGAATATGATTGCCAATGATGGACATTCAAATAAGCCAAATCCAGAAGGGGCGGTTTCGACATGAAAAAATCGACCTTGTCAAAATAGATGGGAATCAAAGGTATGAATTTCAACGGTTTACCCTTGTAGTCCAAAAATTGACCCTCGTCAATCAATGGCCAATTGCCGTTTACATCCTTCTCGTAGATCTTCCAGGATCCTATTTCCAGGACCTTTATTTGCTCTGCCGTGTAGGATCCGTATTCACCTTCATCCTTCTGGACAGATTCTTTGATTCTTACTTGTGTCAGAATCGGTCTGCCATTGGAATTTTCATACCGCCACCCGATGATGTCCAGAGGAGAATAACCCCTCCAAAACGGACGTAAACCGAGATCTACAACATCCTTTTTAGACACAGGATGATTTACACCCCTTGAATGGTCAACCAAAATGAAAGTATGACCATAAGACAACGCGTTATACATCCTACGCCATAAAAAGAGATCCAGCCGGTTTCCTTCAAGATCGATGTTATCGCAATACTCTTTCAAAGTCTCGTGCATGTCGCCATAATCGACAGGACGAAGGAAAGGCTTCGAGGAGAGAATCCCCACAGTTCGCTTGAACCCGTTAAACAGCACCGATCTTTTCAACCGATTTTGATAGGCTGCCTCTGTCTCCCCCACTTCCATTGGTAAAAAAGTTTTATCTGCCTTTCTCATGGCAGACGTCCCACCAAGCAACGATTTAATAACGAACCATTCCTCACCCATCCGATTATAGGCGTTGCACGGTTTCGACACACCGACATTCACACCGCCTTCAATCGCGATTTGATCAGTCACATCTTTAGCGATGGGCAACTGACTAGGAAAATTTGACCCTACTGTATAAGTGTTAGAACCCATGGCATTAATCTCCTATGCTACTAAATCTACAATTTTGTAAGCCGGTTTTAAAAGGTTGAATCTGGTCCAAATCATATAACCCAACGCATCGGGAAGATGGTCCAATCCCCTGGTTTTGTCCGGTAAATTTCCAGCGTACTCCAATCCTTCAAGACATGCAATCAATTTTTTACACTTGGGAGAAATATACAATCTTCGAACGCCATCTGCGCTTTCAATCATGGCATTCACAGAATTAACCCGATCCATGATCATGGGAGCACGAGATAAACACTTGACCTTAAATCCCATCCGTTTCAAGATCGTGATATCTGTAACATGGGCACCGCTCGAAGTATGCCTGGCCTTCCCTGCAGGATCGGGAAAAATGGTTATATGAGAAACGTCAACATTGCAGCCAATTCTCCGATGATCTACCGGTAACAATCTGCCATACCTCTTCGCAATTTCCTTGCCCATCGATTCAGTGTTCGATGATGACAAAGAAATTTCGTCGATGATATGGCATTGATCACCAGAAGCAACGGCTACAACTGCAGACATTGGGTCTATATTAAAATCCATCCCAATCAAAATTTCGGTAGTGGGTTTTGACAAATCGTCCCTGAGGGTTTCCTTTCGATCAAACTTATAGTAAACCCTGCCTTGAATGACTTCGAATTTCGCCATCACTTCTTGATTGAAAACCCGCTCGTCAAGTTCCGATCTCAAAACCTCTATCTCTTCATCCGAGACCCTGCCACCCTCCCTTGTCGTAGCGTGAAACGTCGTCCAATCGGGAAATTCATCAGACCATCCTTTTAATGCCATATCATAAAGATGGTTATAGGCTTTGGGAGTTGAACCAACTATTAACCAACCTCCAGTGTCAGCCAACGTCGGGCGAAGCACTTCGTGCCATGCTGAAGGATCGTCCCACATAGCGAATTCGTCAAGTGCTATAGCGTCCAACCCTGGACCTCGTAATCTGTCAGATTTGTCCGCCCCCTTTAAAGCAATATGGGATCCATTAATAAAGATAATCTTAAGTTCGGTCTCCAAAATCTTCTTGACAATCCTACTAGGAATAATACTTTTCAAAATTTCCCAGGCAACCATCTTAGATTGACGATATGTCGGTGAAATGTACCAAACCTTAGCCCCGTCCTTACGTATCGCTGTTAATAAAAGGGCCATTAACATAATATACGTTTTGCCTACTCGACGACCCGCTACCATCACCCTAAAACGATGATTGTCAAGAAATACCTTCTTCTGAAAATCTGACATTTTGTCGATGTCAATCTTTATCTTGACTGTCATCCGACACCCCAATCACTACTTCAATAGATTCACTGGTAGAGTTTATCTCATCTTCGGCATATTTATAACCCCTATCCTTCCCGATAGTGCGCAATGCAAATTTGATAGCCTCTCTGTCACCAGCAATGACAAGACCTTTCAATCCTGCTTCCGCTTCGTCAATCAGTTGTTGGCGACATTCGTAAACAACTTCCGTCAACCAAGGGGCAGTCCTAAGCCGTTTGCGAATAACTTCACTTGCCCTATTGCACAATTCTGCTGTTTTTGTAATAAGGCCACCAGTTTTTCTCAATGCACTAGCGATATCTTCATCTGTCAAGGGGACCTCGCCCTTATGCACTGTTGAATGAAGAGAACTGACAGGACGTTTTTTATTCTTATATTTCTCTGCCATGGCTGCTTTTCTGCCAGCCGTAGTAGTAGGACGCCCTTCATTGGCTTTTCTAGCCTTTTGATGACGAACGGTATCCACTCTGTCAGGAAGACCCTTAGCCCTAGCACGAGCCTTTGCCTCTTCGTTCAATTTATGTTCTTTGTTAGTCAACTTCCCTGCAGCACGAGCCTTTGCCTTCTCATTTAACTCATGTTCGTCTGGATGGGGTTTAGTAACCTTTACTTTGCCCTTCATGATACATCGATATCCTTTCCAAAATTCAATCAACTTACTTACATTAAAGCACGTTAATCAAATTTTGACAACTATACTCTTTTAGTTCGCTTTTTATTATAGTTGTGTGAAGTTGTATCGATGATCTTCATGTACATGGTAGGATTGAATTTCATAATTACTACCCGGCAATGAGATTTGTCCTTATCTTCCGGATTGTAGTATTCACCAACCATATAATTGACCCTAGGAATTATATAACTATCGTCACCCTCAATGATACCTGCTTTAATTAAAGCATCACAGGTAAATTTATCAACAATTGACAAAATGTTAGAAATATCAATTTTTGGAAATTTCTGGCGGAATAACAGGAAGGATATCTCGTAAGGTGAATCGAATGGAATTTTAGGAAGATTCAAATCTGCTACAATCGTATTATAGACATTCTTGACTTTTGAAAGCAATAACGGGTGTGAACTCCTATAATTATTGAAATTCAAGTGCCACAATTTGGACTTGTCAGTTTTGCCGGTTCTCACTGCAATAGGGACATCGAAGTAATAAATTTTATCGTATTTTATTGGCATATTATAGTAAATCCCACACTTCAGGAATTATAGTAGCGTTCCAATCTTTAATAGTTGGTTTGACCATAAGCCTTAAAATATTATTCCTGGTCTGTACTGAAATATCGTTTCTGCTGTCCATCCTTCCTTTGAATTCTGTAATGAAAAATCCGCACCAATTAACCTTCCCTTCCGTTGGCGGTTTTCCTATGAATGATCTAATAGCATACACCTTTTCGTGAACCTTCTTATCCTTCAGGATACCCAGATCTATCAATGCATCGCAAGTAATTCTATCCGCCATTGCAAGAATTCCAGCCCTTTCACATTCATCATTTTTAAGATCTTCATGGCAATGGAGTACATAATTAAACCGGTAAAGGCGATTACCATCCAAAGGAAAATGCGTTTTGCCTGTAGGAAATAATGTATCCATATGGATCTTTACACATCGATTGTATTCGTTCTTACCAATTTGATGATACCCTAATAGATTCATCTCCCAGTCCCCAATCTGAAGAGGAAATTTCCCCGAATGATACTGGCCATGGTATTTGGTTTTAAAAATCATCTCTTGCTCTTTTACTTCTTGCTTCAAAGCCTCAAAATATTCGTTCTTTACCATCGAAATATTTACCGCCTTTCAGGATTTTGAACCGATGTTTATTGTAGCACGGCTTGAAATTGACGTCAACCTATCAAAGAGAACCCCGTCCTCAATTCTTCAGAAGACAGGGGGCACTTTCATATTATTCAGGGGTTTCAATTTCAAGGAAGGGGACAGGAAGTGCCTTTTCGAAGTATTCTGAAGAATTGGTAATGCCTTCCAAAGGATCAGAAGGGTTTTTGAAATATTCAGAGGGTCTCTTGAAATACCTTTTCGAAATATTCTGAAGAATTGGTAATGCCTTCCGAAGAGTCAGAAGGCTTTTGAAGTATTCAGAGGGTTTCTTTTATTAAGTGTTACGGAAGATTAAGAATTAATGAATTCTAGCGCGCGCGCCCATGATGTAAAAGTGATTTTGCATATTTCTGATATGCCTTCTACAAGTGTCGGATTGTACTTTTTCTGAAGTATGCTGCATATTTTAAAAATGGTTCGAAAATGACTTCTACAGGTGTCGGATTAGGGTATTCGAAGGTTCAATCTTACATTTGTAGAAGTCATTTTCAAAGTATGCAAAATGCCTCTTTTCCGTGTTGCGCGTTTCCCTCGTGTGCGGGGAACCATTTCGACAAATATCGCGGGTGACACTTAATGTTTAGGGCAGGATCGAATTCCAACCCTGCCCTAAGTATTCAATTCGCAGCCTGTCGCTTGCCGCTATTTCTTCCGTCTTCGCATCTTCCTCTCTTCTTGGATGCATTCAGCGCAGAATTTCACCTGTTTAACATCCTGATCCTTCACGAACCTTACCGCCCCACATTTCGGACAATCCACCCGGTTCCGATATTCGAAAAATCTTACTTCTATGTATCCTTCCCGAATTCCCTTTCGGTGAGGTTGTCGAATTTCAATTTTTTCGATTTCTTCAGCCTTCATGCTGTCAACACTTTTCGAAATTAACAAGGTGGCTGTGTGAGCCGGTGAAGTTGGAAGATTCTTGAGACTTTCCGACTTCAAGAAAACCTCGTCTTGCATCGCTTCGAATCTGCGCTGCCGTTTGCCTTGTTTTGTGGCATTAACAATAGGAGCCTTTTCCTTGTTTTCCGAAGGGATATGGGTACTTTTGCCTTCCTTGGCCCCCTCGCGTTCAACGTCGCCAACGGGCGATGCCTTCCTGACCCCTTCTTTTGCCCCGATCTCCCCCACACCGTCATTCAAATCCGGCAATCCATCCTCATCCAATTCCGGATGCGGATGATTTATTGCTGTCTGCAGGATCCTAAAATCCCTGTCGAAATTTCCGCCTTTGATTTTGTCTTCCTTATTCTTCGATGCCTTCCGGAAGGATACCCTTTCTTGCTCATTCACCACTACCCATTCCCCACTTTCCTTGTCCCAAAATAGAGTTCCATTAACATACGTTCCACTGGTAGGAATATGGGTGAATACGAATTTTGCTTTGTTTCGAAGTTCGAGTTTCTTGGGATCCATCGTCTTATACCGCCTTAATTAAAGTATTGGCAATTCTTTGAATGTCGCTGGCAAATTCCGCTCGTCTCTTTTGGGAGACTTCACCCTTTTGGCCAATGTGAACGGCCAAAGTCAACAATTCGGAATAAGCCGTGTCCAGGGTATCTTGCAGGGTAGCGAGATTCACAAGGTAAGCCTTGTCAACTGCTTCGATGGCTTCCGATTTCTGCCCCTCGGCGAGTAGCGGTTTGGCCGATGCAATCAAGGCTCCCACCTGCTCTTGTTTTTCGCCAAACATGTCGTAGGCTGTCACCATTTCAGCCGTTTCATGCACCAGCATCGATTCGATCATTTGAAGGATGTAGCCCGTTACTGGATTTGCAGTTTTCATAATAGCCTATCACCTCGTATTTTAGATTATTGATGACTTTGCAGGATGTTAAGACATCCTGAAATGCTACGCCATATTTTTAAAGCGTCTGTAGCAATTTCCATGATACCTGGCAGAATGTCGTGTTCCATTACGCTTTCTGCCGATGCCTTTATTAACAATTCCTCACAATTTTCCAAAATTCTAGCCTTGAACCCCGATACCCTGGCGCATGTGAGGATTCTTGATCCAACGAGATAATTTTCCTTGTCGATTTTCAGATGGCTGTCTATCGTGCCTATGCATTCATCGTCAAGATCCCTGTAAACCATAGTCCTCACTGTGACTATACTCGTTCCATCATCAAGATCTTTGCAACACCATCTAGGGTTTGTCATTGATGTGCACGTTATTGAATCTTCAGATCTTTGCATGAATATCGACCCTTTAAATTTGCGAATGATTTTGTTTTTGAAGAGATCTTTTACCATGATTGAATAATCCTGAAAATCCTGCCGGTGATATGGATGCGATTTTAATTTCCGGATCCGTCATGATTTCAGGAAGTTCTGCTTCATCAATTTCATGAGAGAAAATTTCCCCACTATCGTCCAATACTCGAATTATTACTTTCATAAGTCTTTTCATCCTTTATCTATTTTGGCCTTGGCTTTAATTGCGTGTGTTCGATGTCCTTGGCTTCCCCATAAAGTTCCACCTCGTAAGCCGATACGGTGAATCGGCCTAATCTTGTAATAATTGTTACAGTTGCCGCTGCGAGATCGTGTTCAACGATTCTTCCGATTCCGTGTTCTCTGTGAATGCATTTTCTGTTTACGAGGTTCATGAGCGGATGGCCCCTTCGATGTCCTCGGCTTGTTCTCCAATTCGTCTTGCAATTCGAACATTGCACAGCGTAAGAACGGAATCCTTATACGAGTTGAAATTACTTATATCTTCATCATCGTCGCAAATTTCCATTGCACCAATTTTCTTCCAGTCATCGATAGAATGCGTCTGGCAACCCACTACCAGATGACTATCGAATATTATAATGTGATATTCCGAAATTCCCGAAATTTGAACTGGCGTCTGCGTTATGGGGATGCTATCACCATATCGAGTACCATTCATAAATCTACAACCATCAAATTCCGTATAATAAAATCTCGATTCTTCAAAATCCACATTATCAAATGCACAGAAATTAAATTCCGTGTGTTCAAAATCGCTGGTAGTAAGATCCGAATTTTCAAACCTACATGCGCCCCATTCGGACTTCACACACCCCACCATACCGAGATCGCAATTCAGATAATGAACATTGAAATTTCTGGATTTGTAGAAATTTGCTTCCACAAAGGATGCATCTTTAATAAGCATGTTTCTGGTGGTGACATTATCGAATTTTGAAGAGTTAAAGCAGCCATCATTCATGAAGCATTTGTTTACGCTTGCTTTTGTAAAATCGGCATTTCTCGCATCGACGTTTATTAAAGTTGTCTGGGACAAAGCAGCCCCTTCAAACGATGCGCTGAATAATTTTGCTTCCGTGAAATCGCATCTGTCGAGGGTGGCTTTTTTAAATGTGGCATCGTTCAAATTCGCTCCTCTGAATGACACATCGGAAAGCGTAGCCCCCTCAAAATTGGCTCTTTCCAAATTTTCACCATTGAAATTCACTCCTGTTAAAATCATAGCCCCATCTCCTTTCTGACACCACTTTTATTGATGACATCCCTGAGGATCTGATTCAAGTTTATAACGTAGTCATCCTGGTCCGAAGGATCATCACAATTTTCCGGCATGATCGCGAAATTTCCTTCTTGAAAATCCAACCCCTCGGTAGACCATTCCAGCCAAAGCATGAGACCATAAACCTTTAATTTGCCGGTGATGGAAAGCAGGGAAGATGGCATCCCCACTTTTTGAAATTTTTCGTAAACATTGATGGTGGCAATGATGTCATAGTCCAACAGCGAAATCGCGATGCAAGTTTCGAACCGGTAAAGTTTCCCGCTTAATAGTGCAGGGGTATTTGTGTAATGGATGCTATTTACGAAAATTCGATCTCTCGTCTTTATGTAACTCGGAAATACCACTCTCATTGGGATAACTCCTTTGCGAGTAGGTTATTGAATCGGGAATTGAGTTCGTTACCGAATTCCAAAATTTCTTCCTTCGTTCGACCCTCGATCATTTCGCCGTACCAGAAATCGTCAGTATTCGATGTGAGACCCCGTCTATGTCCTCACTCTTTTGGAATGGGGACACCCTTATCAAACAAGACATCGCACACCGACAGCATAGCGCAGAGGATCTCGCTTCGAATCTCGCAAGGATCGCTGAATCTGTCAAATTCGTCGATAAGTTTCGCATCACCCAAAGCAAGCGCGAAGGCTTCATCCTGGCATTCGATCCATTCAAAGAAATCTTCGCTTCCGAAATCACCATTGTCACAATTGTATCTAGGCATGACATTTCTCCTCGCTATGGTATTGATTCAATTTTTGAACCTTGTCTGGCGCACAATACAACTCAACATACTGCAGGACATCAAATTTATTTATACTGCCTGGAATTTCAACTCCTGTTTGCATGAAGAGAAGTTTATTTCGAAGTTCCAAGGCTTTGATTCTGGTTTCTATGTTAACAGATTCGGGAATGATGAAATTATCGCATTCTTCCAAGAGATCATCAATATCGTTGAACATTTCGAGGATGGGAGTAACGCGCTCTTCAAATTTGCTGTACTCCAGGGATTTCTGCGTTTTGTCGTGGAGTTCGATTTCTTCGTTCGTGATATCGAGTACGATTTCGACAGGACTTTTGCCGGTTATAATTCCGTTATGAATCATATCATGGATGTATTTGATATTGGTAACGGTGAAAATGCCTTCCGAAATTCGACCATGTTTAACAGCATGAGTTAACATCCTGTTTACTTGGTTGACTATTTGAAAGTAGAGCCGTCCACTTTCCGGAAAGGGCATCCAGCCGATGAATTGATAAAAGGCCCCTATAGGTTTAACGGTAATTTCCCCCACATGCTGCGTGTATTCGTCGATTCGGTAATTCACTGCCATCGTCTTGCCGTGTTCTTTAGCCTCTTCCAGGGTACCGAAGCATTGCCCCTGGTCCACTGTCAGGTTATTGTTGAATACTTTGTAATAGGTGGCTTTCATTGGATTATTCTCCTATTCCTTCGTTCATATCGTGCCAACCGCTGAATGTCGTCGAAAATCCCATGATTTCGACAAATTCTTCCTTGACATGAAATTTGTCGATGCGAAATTCCAATTTTTTACTTTCCCCAACGGCTTTTGCCCTGTCCAAATCGGTGAATTCTTCCGGAAGATAATAGTAAAAATTCGTCATGTAGATTTTGTAAAAGTAACGATCCATTATTGCCACCTCGTGTTATGATAATAGATTGGAGTTGACCAGCCTCGATAGTAAAACCCGTGATGCGCTTTGCGCCAATTGTGGTAAACGAAGGAATGTTCCACTCGATACGTTCCATAAAGTGAAGTTGCGATGTTTGCCATGATTATCTCCTTGTAGCCCCTGGTCCATGCCAGGACCAGGGGCTATTTGTTTTGTTATTGGATCTTGTAATCAAGAACGTTTTCAATGCTGGTAACTTTTGCGAAGAGGTTAACGAGATTATTGTATTCGTTTTTTGCCTGATGCAATTCCGAACAAAGTATGTCAAATGACAGTGCGTTACTCTGCAGTTCGCCCAGCCGGTTAATGTATGCGCCAGCCGTAGTATTCATAAGTCCATTATTCGTTTCGTTTTTCACCCGGATTGCTTTTTCTTTGATGGCATTGGCGATATAATTAAGGGATTTGAGTTTGTTTTCGTAATTCGTGAATGCGCTGAAAATGCTCATTGCTAATTCTTTTACGGTAACATCTTCCGCTCGTTCGAGTTCGATCCAAAATTTCTGGAGGTCTAAACTTGTAATAATTTGGTTGTCGTTCATCGGCTTTCTCCTTGATTATCCTAGACTAATTTGCCGTATTCTTCCGAAATTTCATTCATTTTGTCCAGGATGTTGATTTGGCTTTCCGAAACTTCACTGTAATCGTTTTCATCCTGTTTTTCCATGGCGACCTGAAATTTGAGAAGGAGTTGGAAAAGGGTTTCTTCTTCATCGGCTGTGATGGTGGTGTTGAAATTGTCGTTCATTGGCTTATCTCCTTGGTTATCTTGGATCTGATTGGTAATTATAGGATCTGAAATTTTGTAGCGATTTTTGCTTCGGCGAAAAAGGCTTTTGTTGTTTCTAAGTATCCAACCATTTCATTTTCGGGAATCTCACGAATATCATTCACTTTTAGCGAGGTAACCATCAGTTTCACATGTAAATTTTTGTCCAGTGTGGGAGCGAAATACAGATTGAAATTTTCTTTTCTTTCAAGTTTCTCGACAAGAGCCATCGTGAAATGCCAATCCTGCTTTTTAGTGAAGGTTACATACAACAGATTGTTGGATTTCTGGTTGAATTTATTTAAAGCCTCTTTGGTTTCGATGGTCTGATACATTGGCTTATCTCCTCTATTATCTTGGCTCTAATTGGTGAATTCCGACGTCATTAAAATTAGCAAGTGCCGTGCCAACTTTACAGGCATCTGCAGTGGTTTTCGAAGTATTCAAATGTAAAGACCTTTTACACAGAATACCCCTTATCAGGGGTTGATAAGGGGTTTCGAGGATATTTCAAAAGATTTTTGATAGATGCGGTAACTTTACCAGTTACAGGGTGTAACGTTGTGAGTTACTAACGAGAACCCCGTCCCTAGCGGTTTTCATCAATGTCGTAATTCAAATGACTACTCTTTGGTAACTTCTGGAGTTACTGAAGGAGTAATAAAAGAACCCGCATTTATAGTGGTAACTTTCATGAAAGTGCGCTGTGCCATACCGGCAAGAAGCAGGATGACAGCCGCTCCCAGGCACCAGAAAAAACGGGAATCGTCCACAGTACCCAACATTCCAAGTAGGATAGCCGCCCCTTGAAATACCGATACGCTTTCTGATTTTTGTTCATTGGTTGCAGGACTCGACTTCAATTCATTTAACATCAGGGTATCACCTTCTTTCTTAGTAAAAATTGGAAGCGAGCGGGAGGGTAGATGCGCTCGCTTCCACATAGTCAATGGAGAATCACGAGGTGAAAAGCGTCTCTCGTTTCGAACATTCTTCGCGTAATCTCGCGTACGATTCAGGCACGCTTACTTCCGAATCGTCCACATTTCTTACACCATGCGAAATTTCGTAGTTTTCCTTGATGACCCTGAACTCAGATTTTAACAAATTTTTCAATGTATCAAAACCCATACTATCCAGGACTACTATAGTACCATCAATTTTTCTGTAGGTTGAAAGTTCTTCGCTCATTGTAGCCCCTCGCCATAAACTTCAACCCCACTTGAGAAAAAAGCCTCTGGGATATTGTTTATTTTGTCCGATGCGCTGTACACTACGACAGGAGCGATATCGAGCCGGAAGTTCTTTGCTGAAATGTTTCCTGATACCGGTCCACCGGAGAGTACACCCGTAAACGTTTCGGCTTCCATGTGTACAAATCGAGAAGAGGAACACCCGGTGATAAAAATCATCACGATGGCGATGGCGATGGCAACTATCCATGTGAAAATCATGAATCCTGCATTATCTTTTTCGAACATGGTCATTCATCCTTTCGTTTCCACCGTTTTCTCTTTTCACCCTTTAAAATTGCCCCTGTGCCATGACATTTCTTGCACTTCGGATCCGGTTTTATCCATATTTCCGGATGGGTGATTAAAGGATAATATTCGTTAAATGGTTTCATTGTTGCACGAAGTATTGGGTTTCTTCCAGGGGCATCAAATCATAATACCCTGGCTTGTCAACAGGTTTCTTTGCGAGTCCACGTTCAACGAGTTTCTTCAAAAGAGAACAACCTCGTTCTCTCGATACATTGCTGGTGGACCAAATATTAACTGGTTTTACCGATGTTGCCTTTTGTCCACCATTTGTAAATTCGAGATAGATCTTGAAGTACTTCGAATTTCGAATGCATTCAGCCATTTGAGCGATTGAATGTTCGTGATTTGAAATTTTTGCAATTTTCTTTTTTCCAGCCATGATAATTGTATTACTCCCAGATAAAATATTTAATGTGCTCACCTTCTCTTTATATTAAAGTGTTGTGTGATATTTAAGTCAAGATTCGGTTTTGATCTTGTCCCATGGTCAAACTTCAGAGATGACATCGGATTCGTCAGGAACATTCACAAATGGGCGGTTATCCCCCAGGTGAAATTTTCGCATGAAAAGACAGATCAAACCGTAATTCACCATATCGCGTAAAGTATCGTCCACGGTTTCATCTTTGACCTTGAATTCTCCCTGTTTGAGGAATGTTCGCAGCCGGTGATATTTGTCGCCTAAGCGAATTACGACCCCTGGCCATCCGAAATCTAGTAAATTTTCAATTCGCTGTTTGATATCGTTAGCATTTCCGCCACCATAATCGTGGCTCTTTTTCTTCACCAGGGACAAACAATCTTCGATGCAAATTGAAAGCAATTGGCTTGCGAAGGAATCCGGCTGATTATCCTCATCAGGGGCATAAATTTCTACAAATTTTTCGACTCTGTCGATCATGTCGAGAAATTCCGATTCACTATCACTGTATTTCACAGCAGCGAGAAATGTCTTAAGCATTTCAAAAGCCGATTGATCATTTAGAGATGTCATTGTTTTTCTTGCTCCTTGTTTTACGTGTATTTTCTTTCGTCAAATTGGTTACTAATTTATAAATGTCTATCCCTGCTCCATTACAGCACGTTTCAGCATGTTTTAGCATGCCTTCCTTGTCATGGCCAAAGTCTTTCTCACAAAGGGGCATTTGAATCTCATTATAAATTCCTTTACAGAAAGAGATCGTTTTGATTTCTGCCACCAGAAAATCTTTTCGGATCGTTCCACGTTTTATAGACTTCTTTTTCGGTCCATCCCCTGGTTTCACGTCCACAAATGGGACACGTAAGCACTCTTTTCAATAGTCTATGTTACTTATATTATTTCTCCTTCGATTCTGTCTGAAAGGGATTCAGAAGATTGTAAAGTGCATTTTTGTACACATCTGGGTTATCAAATTTGAGTATGACAACCCTTAAAATTTTCATTAGATTATCTATCGTTGGTTTTGCTTTTCCGGAAAAATACCGTGATAATTGGCATTGTGGAATTCCGGATTTTTCGCTGATATAGGCTTGACTATATCCGGTTTGGAACAATACCATATTTTCAAGTTTTCTATGGAATGACAATTGTTTTGTTTTTCTGATTTCGAAAGATGGGGTCACATGTCTATCTTGCATATTGTTTTGCCTTTTCGGAAAACGCCTTTCAATGATTTCATCTACTTCATCATCAAGTTTTTTGTCTACGCCATCTGCTTCAAGTGTCATAGACTTTGTTGATATGATTTTTGTGCTTTTTATCGCTATGGTAATAAGTGCCATGGTAATTATTACTCCTTGTGTCTGATCGGTGAAACACCAGTGAATTCATGAGTCGTAATGTGATCTTTGAGGCAATTAAAACAAACATCAATTGCCCCTTTTTCTACTCTTCAAACGAATAAACAGTAAACTCTACAGGAACGCTTTGTCCACACTCTTTGCATTTTTTCACATTCATTTCGTGTCATGACAATATTCTTGCAAAGATTTCGCCCCTCCCTTGCGAGGGGAAGGGCGAACGATACTTTCCTTGCTTATTTTCGGACTTCCATCGACAGTTTTTCACCGCGCACTATGCCATCAGGGACAGATCCACCCGCTTGGACATATTTTTTGATGTTTGAAAGATTCACCGTAATGAAGGATTCGACATCGATTTTCTTTTTGTTTTTGACTAACCAGGAAAGGAAGGCTTGAACGTCTTTAACTTCCACGGTTAACAGGGTTTTGGTAACGACCCCGTCTTTCCCTTTAGTAGGATCTTCCATCATTTCCTGAGGTAAGACAGGACAAGTATCGCGAATAGTGTCGGCTTTGTCGAGTAGCGCATCTGCCTTGTCCTGGTTTCCTTTAGCAGCCGCCACAGCCGCTTTCTTTTCAAGGGCGGCTGCCTGTTTTGCACGCTCTTCCTCTTGCCGGATGCATTCTTTTTTTATTTCTTCCGCTCGGATCCGTTTCTGTTCGGTTTCGAAATTGACCAAAATTTGTTTCGCGCTCTTTTCAGCGGATTCGATAGGAGCGAGATATTTTTTCTTCATTTCATTGGCCTTCTGCCATGCTGCATAGGCTGCTTTAGCCTGTGGTCCGAAGGCATCTTCAATTTCAGTCTTTAACGCTTTGAGACGATGAAGAAATTCAACCAACGTATTCATGTTCTCTTTCATTGTCAAATCGAGAGACGAATACATCACAATTTCATTGTTGAGAGAAGATAAACCCGGATTTTCCTTTACTTCAGGAGGGAAATCGAGGATGGCTACCGGCTCGTTTGGGGATGTGTTTTTTCGTAATTCTGGAGATTTCTTTGCCATTGGTTTTTTCACTCACTCTTTCTTTTGTATTTTCTGGGCAATTCTTCCACACCGTTTACATACAGCCCATTATCCCAATTTAGACACAATAATTTAGACTTGAACACCTCGAAATGAAAACTCTGGGTAAACCGTGAATAATAGTACAATTTGTAGCCACCATCAGGAAGCAATTGCACTACCATCCTATCCCCTGTCGGTTTGATGGTGTCTATTTTCTTTTTCTTCCACAAATGATGTAAGGCTTCATTGTATGCAGCCGTTTGCAATGCTGGCGTTCTACTCATGCATGATACAGTTTTAATATCAAGAATGACAGGATGTCCCCCAACAAAAGCGAACAAATCAAGAGTCCCTGCATAACCGTATAAGTCATGGTAGACGCAACATTCACAAAGTAACGGCTTTACCTCGAAATCGGCAAGAAATTTTTTCCATCCATCGACATATGACTTGATTTCAGGATCCACATCTTTAAAGGATACCCTCATCCCCTGGTTGATTCGTTCACAAATTGTGTGAACCTCGGTTCCAAGTGCAGCCTTCCGCATAAACGCAGAGGATAAAGCAAGTTCCTCTGGGATGTTTGAAATAACAGTGGTAACTCCTGCAAGAGGTTTTCCGGAAAGAGTATACCGGTGGGTTTTTTCATCAAACTTTAGTACTTCAGTCATCTTCAATATCCTTTTCTAGAATGGCTGTGATTTTTCGTTTGTCTAATAATTCGCTATTATCCTTTACTTTGTTCAACACTTGATACCGAATATAAGAATCGAGTGTCCCCTGTGCAATAAGATCAATGATAGTCACCGATTTTGTTTGACCTATTCGCCACAGCCTGTAATCCATTTGTTCTCGAATAAGGGCATATCTAGGATTACTAAATATAATGGAGATATTTGCCGCTTGCAAATTTATCCCCATAGCCCCTACAGTGTTCTGAATAACGAGCACCGAGGTTTTACCCTCATCGAATTTCGATAAAATATCTAAACGTCCGTGTTCATTTGTACTTCCTTCTATGACTCCATTGGTAACTCCTTTCTTAATCAACATCGATCGAATTCTTTGAATCTCGTGTGAAAATTCGCACCATATCACTATTTGATAACTTAAACATTCATCCAGAGTTGAATCCAGGACATTTAATTTATCTTCCCCTATCGCTTGCCATTGTTTTCCCTCTTCCTTGTCACCGATATAAACGGCACCACCAGAAATTTGGCGAAGTTTTGAACCCATTACGGCCAAATCGGCAGCCGTGTAATTTGTCTTTTCATCGATTTTAATTATGAGTTCGTTTTTCGCCTTATTGTACACCTCGCGGGCTTCTGGCGACAATGGGAATCTTACTATTTCATAAATTCTCGGTGGTAATCCTTCCGCTTCTTTCACGATGCTGCACACCGATTCCACCATCATTTGAAGTTCATCTTTATGTTTAATTCCTATAAGTTCTGAATTCTTATATCCGGTCCAAATCCCGAAATAATTTTTGAATTGTGGAAAATTGTAACCGTAGACAACTTCAGGATCGAGGAAATAAAGTTGACTCCAGGCATCTCGGAAATCGTTGGCATAAAATGTGCCAGTGAGAATGCGTCGATAATCGGCTGCTGTGGAAAGTTGCAGTGCTGTCTGGGTTCGAATTGCTTTTTGATTCTTTATGTGAGTCGATTCATCGCAAACCATCATGGATGGTCCACCCTGCAAAAATTCCCACAATTCATCCCGATGCGATACCATGTATTCATAAGTGCAGACTATCCATCGAAGACTTGAATTTTTACGCTCTTGTTTCGTTATTACAGACCATGACCACGATTTCTTGCCATATTTCTTCAAGTGCTTTTCCCAGGTAACTTTTACGCTCAAAGGACACAATACCAATATTCTGCCGTCTTTAAGTTGTTTTTCATTCTCCAAGGTGATTACATCGGCTATTGTAGTGATGGTTTTTCCCAACCCTGGACGAAAAATATAACCATACCCAGACGAAATAGAAGATCTTCGAATAGCGAATTCTTGGAAACCATACAATTCCTTTGCCATTCGGATTTTTCTATTCCACAGCACCAAGCAATCATCGGCCAAATCCAGGGAATAATTCGTGTTTACATATTCGATGGCCTTTTCCGTTGCATACATCCAAAATTCTTGCAATTCCCTGTCGTATTGGACCTTAACAGGGGCAGGAGTCAATGTTTTCTTCCATTCTTCAACTGGAATTATGATTTTTGGTCCACAAATCCTAATCATGAATTTTGCCTATTCCAAGCCTCGGCTAGAGTTTTTATTGCGTCTTGCAAATGCAAGTTTTGACTAACTAAACGATGATTGCAGCACTTCAAAACAACTTCATAAGATCCTGGACATCGTCGCATTATATATTCAGGATCTTGTTTACATTTTCGACAAATTGCAATTTGACAACCACTTATGACCATCGCCTTTCTCTCCTTGTCCGATTGTTCATATGTATATATTAAAGCATGCCGCGGGGTTTACGTCAATACTATTATTTACAATTTGACATGATCGTCGTTTGTTTCTGTAAACGAAGGCATTTCCACCATTCCCATTTCATTTTCATTCCAGGGAAGAGACCAAATGGTTATTTTTCTTGTCTTTATAGCAATAGTACTGCATTTAATTCCATATTTAGACAACGAATTCCAGGCCATTTTTTCATCCATGCTATATTTCATTTGTTTGAAATATCTGATCATGTCTCTAGGTTTGAATATTAGAGACTTCGCATTTTCCACCATTCCGACAATTGGCATATCGCGCATTAAATCTATCAAATTTTCGCTGTTGACAGAATGTCGTGCCCACTGGCAAACTTCACCGTAAACTCCACCGCTCTCCCTGGCTGATTCAGGAAGTTCTCTTATTATGACTTCCTTCAATTTTTCATTTACAAATTCTTCCCAAATTTCTTGTTTCATCATGGGAAGTATGCGATCAGTACATTCCATGAGTTTCACCCTGCAGTATCTGAAATCCATCAATTCCCCTGATTCCAATTCAATAATTTGTTTGTTTACTTCCATCTCCCATTTGATCTTGTCTCCTACGATCTTTCTGATGGAACCAATTTTCATATCCTCGGAAGCGACACCCGCTACTCCAAAAGGAACCGATGCACAAATGTCCTTTTGACAAATATCGCACATGGGCACTTCTTCACATTTGTAGCCGTAATCCTTTTTACTTAAAGACGATACAATATTCTTTACTTCTATTTGGGGTAATGGCGGATTCATCACCTTGAAGTTTATTTCTTGGATTCGATCTTCCCATGCATCAGGCTGGCTTTTCTTGTAGAAAACTCCAAATTGATAGAGGCTTTGATTTCTTCCCCCCGATGGGCATCCATCGATCAGTAAATGTGCCAAACATGGCGGAAGTCTATGGAGAACGGCTTTGTCTTTCTGACGATGCTTCTTAATGGTTTCTACGGCGTCCATAAACCCTTCGAGATCCTGCATACTTCCATTAAAGTATGCATACCGATTGGTTTTTGCCGCATTCTGATAGGGAAGATTTATCCAGTTTCCCAACGATCCTTCTACTAAAACGTCCTGTTTGGGGAAGATCTCTGACTTGGAACATCCGAGAATTTCGGCATAATGCTTCAAATTCGCTCTCATGACCTTTGCCGATACGGGTTTTTCTTTGAACGTGTACAAATGTGCACCCCCCGACTTGCTTCTACATGCTATCAGGGGTAAATCGTATGCCGATATTTCCCTGGCTATTTTTTCCGTATCGACTTCAATATCAATATCGATTGCCCCAAAGACACAGGCATTTTCAGAAGATATAGGACAAATCCCCAAATGAATCTTTCCTACCAAATGATCTTCGAACATTTGGTCCGTTGCCGGTTTTCTAACGGTTTTTCTCTTTAATGGATCTGTATGCCATATCCCATACGCTTCTGTCAATCCTTTGAAAATCGATGAAAATCTTTTGACATCATACATTGCAGACCTCGTCATAATATTCTTCGAAAATTTCTTCTAATTCCCTTGCCTCCATCTCTCCATAAATGAGTTTTGTTTCCCTATAGAGAGATTTGAGACGTTTCAAAGCCTTGAGATACAATTCCTTCGATACTTGTAAAGGAGTCATCCCAATCGAAGGCACTTTAGTATCTGGAAGTAGTGAATAAAGTTGAATGTATCTAGCCGCTTCTAAGGCATCAAATACACTCATGAATTTTTCTTCAGAGGAAAAATATCTATCGTGTTCGCTTTTTGCTGGTGTCGGAATGTCTCCCGTGAAGGCTTCATCCTTATCGTGAGTCAAGCAATGATAAAGAATTCTACTTCTACACGCAGGATCTACAAAAATTTTTCCTGCTTTTGGGCATTTGACAAGCCAACCCAGGGAAAGTATGGCTACATTGAAACAATGTTCTGCTACGCTTTGTTCTTTGATCGTAGGAACGATGGCCCAACGTTTGATGTGATTCAAATGAAGTAACATTTGGACATTGCGGGTTAATTCGAGTTCTACCATCATAATGTATCCACGTTTCCTTTAGTAGTGTATGTGAAATAAATTTTGAATCCTAAAACAAATAACATGTGAAAGCCACAATTTCGAGTGCTGCTACCGCTAAATATTCTACCATCTTTCCGATGACCATACTTAAAACTTGCAGTTATCTTCTTCAAAGAATTACATCTGAATGGACTGTACATTGTCGATGTGTATAGCCCTATTCCAAATCGTCTTGTGTAGATTAATAGTTTCATATCTTGGATCTCCTAATAAATTAGCCCCTGATGGCAATTATGCACATCAGGGGCTTAAATTGATTCATCACTGGCGCCTATTTGCCAGAAGAGCCGAAAGCGGCTTTTCCTCTATTGGTTTTGGGCAATTCCTTTGATTCCATAATATCACAATCGACCAAAGGAATCAAGATTAATTGAGCCAACCGTTCTCCCTGCTCCACTATGATAGGGGCATTCCCAGGATTGTACACCAGTACCGAGAGTTTACCGGTGTAGTTTTGATCGATCACCCCTTCCATGACCATGAGACCTCGGCGCAAAAGGGTAGAGGAACGCGCTTTGATGGAACCCCAATACCCATCAGGGATTTTTACTTCGAACCCTGTAGGGATGTCAACGGTTCTCCCCGGTGGAATGGCTCGATCAAACAAAACGAATAAATCATACCCGGTATCGCCCTTTCTCGATTTTACCGGAAGGACGCCTTTCTTTGCGTAACCAGGGATGGGCTTGAAGAGAATTGTAGGTTTTTTGATATTGCAGGGTTCTTCTGCCCCAAATTCACCAGCAAATTCGTATTGGAGTTCGATTTCTGCTTCATGATGCCAATTGTCGGAAGATTCCGAAATTTCTGTTTTCGATTCTTCCTTTGAGACATCATCCCATCCCTTAGGATGTGGATTCAACCAAACGCTTCTTAATCCATCCATGTTGATCAAAGCCATGGTAAAAGTGCAGGATGGACGAATAGTGGAGATATCGGAAGAGGTTAATTCCACAACATCAGGACTTCTTAACCCCTCATATGTGATTTCAAAAAACCAAAGCCTTTTTGAATTGCATTCGATTCTGAGGATATTGTCAGTCCCCGAATTCACGATTTTGATGATTTTTTTGTTCATAGGAATCGGATTTTCGAGGAAAGCCAAACGTTTGTAATCAAAGGCTTCGATTTGGTTGATTGAATATATCGAATTTTTCCCTCTGCCAAAATTACGGGAAAAAATTTCCAAAAAATCATTCAATGCAATGTAAGCAATTGTTCGGTCCCCCTTGCGCGATTCCACCTTGCCTGATAGGATCTCCATCATTGGCTTAAATTCCTCTCTCTCTCTTGAAAATATTCGCTGAACATAGAATCCTGAGGAAACAATTCCTCCTCTTTTAAGGCATTGATGCAATTAAATGCCTTCAAAAGAAAATCGCTGTCTTGCACCATGAAGGAATCAACAGAAGGTAACCATTTGGCACCCAACAAATTCAAACTTTCCTGAATGTGGACAATGTAACTCAAAGAATTTGTAACTGGCAAATTGCGCATGAAAAGAAATTCAGCATGATTTGCACGTTCCCTGACATCGGAAATACATGGACCATCAGAAGCGAGTATCACCTTTGCGCCAGTATCTTCAATTCTTTTCACGAGATGTTTGAGATTTTCACCATCAAAACCATCCGACAGGTAATTGACGAAATTCAGAAAAATGCTGACATTTCCGAGAATGGCTTTTGCCGTTTCAAGTTGTTTCATGGAAAAGGTGAAGATTCGGCGAATTTTTTGTGTTACTGTGGTTTTTTCAGGGATGACATCCAGATCCTCAAAGGAAATTTCTGCTTGATCTGGGTAAATTGGTCCTGAAAACCCTATCATTTCCCCTCGATCGTCCAGGACGTTTCCAACCCGAATCGGGAATGTTCGCATGGAGCAATAAACTCTTACGAAATTTCCCTTCAACCAATGAATTGGAATTCCGCAATCACACAGGATTTGCCCTGGTGTGACATCTCGCGAAGTGCAGTAGGGAAACGAGGTACCAGCATTCAAGGAAAGTCCGATCCCTTGAGCCGATTCGATTTGGATCAATTCATGTTCTGAAAGCGCAGCCAAGTATTGCTCATTAGTGAGAATTTTGATTGTGGTGGCGGTTTGCCTTGCGATGACTTCAATATCTTTTTTGAAATATTGCATTGTGGAGCCTTTTTGGCGCATGATCTTTCGGCATGCTGCCGCTCCGGTTCCTTTGCAGGTGGAAGAGATGGAGTTTACTGTCATGCGCTCGGTTTCTTTGTCTGCAAAAGAAACCACGGCCATCCGTTCATGAAGATACAAAGTTTTCTTTGCCATGAACAAATTGAACTTACGAAGTTCGTCCATCAACAAACCAAGATCCATAATGGCCCCCGGCCCGATGAAAATTTCGGAAGCGGAAGACAAGATCCCTGTCGGCAATTGTTGAGTCATCACCGCTTTTCCGCATCTGAATCTTACTGTATGCCCTGCATTCGGTCCAAAATTGCATACTACCGCTGTCGGATTTTGCGTTGCCGCAAGGTACCCTGCCAACAGCCCTTTTCCTGTGGAACCCCACTGGCCATCAATCACCATCGACATCTGTTTCATAACTGTGTTTCTCCTTGATTTATTAATATGTATATGTGTACATCATCTGCTTTTAATTTAACACCAAATAAAAATTGTTGTCAAGATCCCTCTTCAAACCAATCAGGTTTCGGAAATCTCTCTGAAAATTTGCAATGTTCTGAATGTTCCATAACATCCAATTCGCATGCATCAGGCCATAAAGAAAAAACATCTTCCTTGTTATCTACATAGGCAACTAAAATAGCCATACCATCGGAATCGTACCCAGTACACCAATAGGGATGTTTTATAGGCCATGTTATGGGTCTATAATCTTCTCCATTTACCTTAAATCTAACTCGTAGCATAATATTTCCCCTTTTTCGTGGTTTGGCGATCCACCGCCCGGCGCTGGCAGTCGCCGGAACGTAGAGCGTCAAACCGTTAATTCAATATCTCGTTTTCTCGCCTCTTCCATCCCTTTCTTCTCAGTAGTGGTTCTAGCGGACATCAAGAAATATTTCTTATTTACTTCCTGAAAATAGGTCAATATCCATCGACGACGACCGCATTTTTTCAAGGTTGCCGTAACTCTTCCTTCTCTTGTCTCTTTTCATATTCTAGACTTGAATACACGCATAGTCTCTCTCCTCTTAGAAGTTGATTTAAGAATCATTTTATATTGGGAGTATGTTTCCAAGTTGTTACCAATGTTTGCATTTATTATTGCCAATACACGTTAGTGTAATACACTGGTGTTCTTAATCCTCTGTACAGGAATCCATGATGCATGATACGGTAATCATAATACGTCAATGCCCGTTGTGCTCGAAACCTCCCATATAACGCTGTTGCAATGTTAGCCATTTTACTTTTCCTTTGATTTAAGAATCAATGTCTGTGAATCTAACTCTTTTTCTAGGTGCTATATATCTTTCTCCATCTTGATCTTGCACTACAACAAGTATTAAGTCCAAATGCTGAACAAATGTGCCTTTAATTTCTTCTGGCAACTGTTTATTCAATTCGTATACCTGGAATACAATTGGTCTGCCGAAATCTTCATTCATGTTTGATCTCCTGCGTTGCATGGCCGCCGCTAATAGTCACTCATGAAAGAATAATCCACTAAGCAATAACGCTGAAATACCACCTAGTAACATGCCAGCAGCCATCATGGATATCCATTTAGGGACATCCATGAAAATTTTTGAGGCTGTTAGGAACATCAAGCCTAACAGCCCAACACCTCCAAAGACTATTGCTAGCACAATAACCTTCTCTGCTATATAATATAGATTAATCATCGATATCACCTTCTGTATCTATCTTCAAATCCTCATTTGCAATAGGGAGTTGAAATGATTTCACCCGTAGTGCATCATATCCATGATGCACTATATGAGAGATCAAATATGGCTTGTCTCCTTGTACAATGATATAAAACTCATCTCCATCATAGTTTTCTCCGATCTTCACCGGAGGAATATCTGAACCAATGTGATATACATTTGTATATCTTCCATTCTCTTTTTCTTGCAAGCTTAGTACATAATCATTTTTAACCATATTAGGTTCCATGTTTGATATCCTACGTTTAATGGCCGCCG